AACAGCTCGCGCAATACCCTCTTCAAGGCTGATCTTTGGCGTGTAAAAACTCAGCATCTTAGATGGGTTGCAAGCTCTGTACTGCACTCCTTCGGGGGCACCAATTATGCGTTCATACTCGGGCAAGTAACCGCATTCTTTTGCGACTAGGTCGGCTAGTTCGTTGAATGATGTTGCTCTGCCAAGACCGAGGTTAACCGGCCCTTGTATATCCTGCTTTACTGCTTCCAATGTTGCCGCCACAACATCTTCCATGTGTATAAAGTCTCTGACCTGATTTCCGGTTCCCCATATTTTAAATGGGTTGTCTTTTTCGACGCCACGTTTTATAAACGAAGGGAATGGATAGTCGAGCGACTGGTCTTCTCCGTATCCAGAAAATGGTCTAAACACGTGAACTCTAAGACCTTCTTTTTCAGCATAACCAGCCAGCATTTCGCCAGTAAGTTTTGCCCATCCGTAGGTGTAGTCGGGAGATTTTATATCGTCAAGATCAATGTCTGATTCAACTAGATGATGTTGCGAACCATAACCCTGAAGACTTATTGGATATGCAGCAGACGATGAATAGTAAACAATTCTTCCAGGTCTAGTCCTCAATGCCCATTGAAACAGTTCTGAGTCAATCGCTAAATCAACAGCCACAGAAAGCGGCTCGCCCTCGATGGTCGCTCTGCCTCCAACTATTGCCGCTAGGTGAATAACCAAGTCGAAATAAGTATCGTCTTTTGCAAAGAAAACACGAGCGTCAAGGTTGTTTTTTATGTCAACACCGACTATTTCGTTGCCATCTAGTGCCTTGTGAAAATATCCACCGACAAATCCCGCATCACCAGTTATCAAGATTCTCATTTACATCCCCACATTCCGTATATGTATGGTTCTCCAAAAACCGTTGTGTCCAACATGATGAATACGTCCGGAGTCCATCCGGCGTTTTTTAAAAGGTTTTCTACGCCTTGCTTATCCCATGCCCAGTAGTGCTCTTCGTTTGTGTCATACCAGGAATCTATAGGGGTTGACAAAACTAGAGTATTTGATTTCTCCCTAATTAACGACAACACCACACCTGGGTCTTCTACGTGCTCGATGCTTTCGGAACATATGTAAATATCAACTTTGGGAATCTTTAAGAGGTTTTTTTCTAGTGGCCCAGAGTATTCATATGTTTTAGCAAAATCGCCAAGAATTGTATTTTCGAGATTAAGTGATTTGGCTATCAATCCATTTCCACAACTCAAGTCTGCTACAGACTTTGCTTGAGCCTGATAAGCCATATCCTTGGTTAAAGATATTGTTGTGTCAACCCTTATCCCGTGACCGCGCCCATACATTTGATGGTCGTGCGGTGTCGAGTAAATTTCCCTCAATTTTTTAGCAGAGTGAAATTCTCTTAGTTGTTTGATCATCTATAAACCGTCATATCGTGTCCTCTTGTTTCTATCGCGCCGACTGCTTCCGGGAAGTGTTTTGCTATGCAATCTTCCCTCACGTATGTTGCCGTATTCATGTAGTGAAGGGCGTCATGGTGGAAGGATGGATCGTCTGACATGTTTTTATCCATATCCCATCTCCATCGTATTCCGGAAAAAATACTTCTGTCCATGAATATTGCGGCCGCAGAAGCCATCGAATCCATCACTGGGTATGGATACTTTTCGACCATTGGACCGCGTAGTCCATATGTTGTTATGTATGGGGCACACAATGGATGATTCATTTCTAGCATTTTTGGCAAGACATCATCTGGGGGCATGCAATCTGCAGCCATGAAAAGCATATGCGTGCATGCAGGGTTTGACATTGAGAAATCATTGCATAGATTTTGGCCAACAACAATATGTCGAACTCTATTCCTGGTGTTTACTTCAGTTCTCCCGTCATCAAGAGAGTAAGTCCAATACGTTCCCCCAATTGATTCAAGGCGCTCAATAAATGGTTTGAGGGGTTCAACACCTCTTGAGTCAATTTGGATTGCTGCAAAATAATGAACATCTGTCCAGTCTCCAAAATGTTGATAATTCTCTTTTACTTGTTCTGCGTTCTTCATCCACGAACCCCAATGGTCTTCGTTGTCCATGACGAATGCTGCGACTGTTGTGCATATTGTTATCATTGGTTTCTCCTATACGTTTTCCAGAATATAATTCATTGTGTTGTTCCAGTCCTTGCCTCTTTCCTCCATTGAGAAATTATGCAACAGGCCAGAATTGTGAATAATTTCATCCTTCCTTATCCCGGGAAGACGAAGTTCATCTAGGTGGTATATCCAATCCTCTTGTGTCTTTGCAATCCTGCCAATCCCAAGGTCTGCTAACTCTTGATACTCTGGCGAATAAGAGGCAATAAAAGGTATTCCGGATGCAGCATATTCAAGGCCTTTAATATAAGATTTGGCATGGTTAAACGGAACGTTGTTCAAGGGGACAATACCTATGTCAATCTTGCTAAATAGATATGGATAGTCATATATTGGGACAAGTGGAAATGTCTTTACGGCGCGTTCATTTATTTTTAGCTGACTGGCGGCGGTAGGGGCTCCATTTTGAGTGTGTCCCGAGTGAATAAAGTTTGCTTTTCTCGAATTTAACCAACCCCCCATAAAGGGGGCAAGGATCTCAAGGTCGCCAGATCTCCATGGTGTTGCGCCAACCCATCCAACGTTAGTTCTCTGGCTCAACTGCCTTGGTATGCGTTTTTTCCATCTAGTGTTTTTTGAATCAATATCAATTCCATTTTTTACTAGAAATACATTTTTTCTTTTTTGAGAATAAAAATCAAATAAAAAGTTTGTTGAAGTAATCACGGCATCAGCCTGCATGATTATCTGTGCGTAAATATCCCGATTGTTTTCAGGGTGTTTTTTGGGGTCTGTTGACTCATAAGCCTTATTGCTTGGATGCAAACCTTCAAACCAATCATCTACATCGACAACAATTTTCTGACCCAGCGCCTGCGCTATTGGCATTGCTTCAAGCGCATCTTTGCTCATTATGAGTTTAAAAAATATAATGTCCCATCCGTGTATTGCCTGCTTGTCGCCGGTGAGCATGCCAAAACCTTTGTCATGGCTAAATCCAGGCAATCCCATAGAGGTTACCCATCCGTGTTTTTGCAACTCCCGAGCTGGTAAGGCGCACCTATACCATGCGCACCCATTTGGCTGCAAAGGGTCGGTCCCCCACGCCCAGTCAGTTGTTAAGTATCCGATGGTCGATTTTTTTTTCAAGTTAATTCTCCCCGAAGGAATATAGCAGTTCCATAAATGTAAATAGATTCACCGATTTGTTGCAACCAATTACTTCTCTCAATTGAGGCTTTTCTAATCTACAATCAATGCAGGGTTTATTTGGGAGATTTTAATGATTGCTGGAGTTTACAACATTACTTGCCAACAAGGCTCAACTTTTGACACGCTTGCAACTTTGCGTTTTCCCGACCCAGACAGCATTCCTACTGACCCAACATACTTAAACTGGGACCTAACTGGCTACACGGCAAGAATGCAAGTTAGAAAGTACATTGAGTCGGCAACCCCAGTCATAACCCTGACAACAGAAAACGGGCGATTGATACTTGGTGGAGAATCTGGAACAATACAATTCCTTATTAGAGCAGAAGACACACGTGATATGTCGACCACAAATAATCCGTTTACTTCCGGTTTCTATGACCTTGAAATAATCTCACAAACAAACGAAGTAGACAGAATACTTCAAGGAACCTTCACCCTTACCCCGGAAGTAACAAGATGACTTCAAATATAGTTCAGGTAGTCACGTCGAATGACGTTCCAAACCAGATAGTTATTACCACCTCAAGGGCTCCAGGTGTTCAACAATTTATTTATCAGGTTCAAGTTTTTACCGTGCCTGGAGTTCTAAGCACTGGAACCGGCAGGGCTCGTTTCTACATACCTGGCCCCATAACGTTGAGCAACGTAAGAGCTTCTGTTTCTACAGCGCCATCTGGGGGAGACATTATTGTTGATGTCAATCTAAATGGCACAACCGTATTTACCAACCAAAGCAATCGACCAAAGATATTTGCAGGTCAAGTAACTTGTTCAACAGCAACTCCTGCGATTAAAGAGTTAACAACTGGAAGTTACTTATCTGTTGACATTGATCAAATTGGTTCAATATTTGCCGGGTCAGATTTGACAGTACAGATAGAACTAACGCCGTAAAAACCCTACTTATGTTATTCTTAAAGGCGAGCCGGTAAATGCCGGAGCCTCGTAGAAAGCGTCAATGACATGACAATATCAAACTCACTTGAAAACCTATGGCTTGACACTTTGGACGGTGCCGGCGATACTTATTCAGCTTCAGCAACATACCTTCAATTGCACACCGGCAACCCTGGTGAAGATTGCACAGCTAGCGTTGCTTCAGAATCAACTCGCCAAGCTGTAACTTTTGATCCAGCTGCTGCTGGTTCGAAGGCTTCCAACGCTTCTGTCGTCTGGACAGACGTTGCAGCAACAGAGGTTTACACACATTGGTCAATGTGGGATAGCGAAACCGACATGGGTAGCAACGTTGCACTCTGGTACGGCCAACTTTCTTCAAACGCTTCGGTTACCGCAGGTGACACTTTCGAGATTACCTCGCTCACACTGACCCTCGACTGATTTAAGGGGGGAAACCCCTCATGTCGAATCCTCATGTATTTGGGTTCTCTGAACCGTTCAGAGACTCTAGTCCGTTCTACCTTGGGTACAGTGTTGTATCCAAGGTGGCGACTAGTGAAGCCACTGGTTCCTCTTCCGCTAACGCGCTTCATGTTTCGTTGCGCTCCGCTTCAGCAAGTGGAACATCATCTTCAAGTTCAGAAAGCACACGATTTATACTTCGTGCTGCATCAACTTCTGGTCAGGGCAACTCATTCAACTCTACCCTGCACAACAATGTGCGTACGGGCCAAGGGAACGGATCTGCAACAGCTGGCGATTATGCTGGCGCTCTTCATACGGCTCCAAGATCTGCAACTGGAAATGCAAGTGGATCGGAATCTTCATCACAATCAAGAACCTTGTACCACACCGCAACAGGAAGTGCTACTGGTAGCTCGTTTGTAACGGTTCTACGTACATCACCAAGAACTGCCTCTGCAGATGGAACGTCTATCGAATCTGCGTACAGATTAATTATTTCTCCACGAAGTGTTACTGGATCAGGAAATGGTGAAGAGTCTGCGTTTGGGCTCCATACCTCAGTAAGAACCGCAACTGCTTCTGGTTCTGGCAATGATAACTCTTCTTACCTACATACAATTTTCAAAACTGCATCTGGTAGTGGACTTGGGTCTTCATCCAACTCAACCGTACATAACAATAAACGTTTTGCTCAAGGATCTGGATCCTCTACTACTGGCGATCAAGCTCTTGGACTACACACATCGCCAAGAACCACCACTGTTGAAAGTTCTTCAAGTCAAGCCGCAACCGGTTTGCATGTATCTCCAAGAAGTGCAAGTACAAGCGGATCTGGACAAGAAACGACATTTGTATTACATACTTCACCTCGAACCGCAAACGCTTTTGCAAGCGGATCTCAAACAGCAATTGGACTACATACTTCGCCTCGTGGCTCCATTGGTTTTGGTAATGGATCCACCGGCGGAGATGCAACTGGACTGCATATTTCCCCTAGATCCGCATTTGTCTCTGCAAATGGAAACGAATCTTCCATCTCGCTTCATACCTCGCCAAGAACTGGATTGTCGAGCGGAAGTGGTTCTGAGTCATCAACGAAACTTCATACGTTGCCAAGGATTGCAGTTGGATCTGGTTCTGGGGAGCAAACAGCAATTGGACTACATACTTCGCCTCGTGGGTCTATTGGCTACGGCAATGGATCAACCGGTGGTGATGCTGTCGGATTGCATACCTCCCCAAGATCCGCATCTGCGTCTGGGGATAGTTCGGAATCATCGTTTGAATTGCACATTTCTCCGAGGACAGCAACTGCTTCTGGAACCGGAAATGAATCTTCTGCTTCAACACATATTTCGCCGAGAACCTCCAACGATACAGCAAATGGTGATGGATCAGCTACAGGACTTCATGTATCTCCAAGAACAATCAGTGAAAATGCAGCAGGTTCCGAAATATCATTTGGCTTGCATACGTCACCAAGAACGGCAAGTAGTACTGGAGCTGGAAACTCAAGCAACGTAACACTTCATAACAATGTTAGATCGGCAACCGGATCTGGCGGGGCGACAACTAGTGGTTCAGCTTTTGGTTTGCATATTTCCCCACGAAGCGCAAATGCACTAGGACAATCTTCTGAGTCTTCAACAGAACTTCACACTTCTCCAAGGACCGCAAGTGCTTCTGCGCAGTCGTCGGAGAGTTCTGTTCAACTTCACACTTCACCAAGAGGTGCGTCAGCAACAGGAAATGGATCAACTGGAGGAAATGCAACAGGGCTTCATACGTTACCAAGAAGCGCCAGCGCATCATCCAATGGCGGATCCTCTGCTACCGGTCTACATCTATCACCACGAGGTGCAACAGCAAACGGAAACGGATCTACCGGTGGAGATGCAACTGGTCTGCATATTCTGCCAAGACAAGCAAACACGGCTGGAACTGGATCATCAGATACCAATGAACTTAGAACGGTATTTGTTTCTGCTAACGCTTCAGCAAATGGATCTGGCTCTGCAAGCGGATTGCACACTGCACCAAGAAGCGCGTCATCTTATGGTTCATCTAGCGATTCGACATTTGGGCTTCACGTATCTCCAAGAACTTCAAGTGATTCCGCAAATGGATCGTCTAGTTCGTCAACGTTGCGAACTGTACCAAGAAATGGGACAGATCCTGCGGATGGAGATTCTTCATCTAATGGTTTGATAACTAGATTTAGAAACGCATCAGCTTCTGGAACATCTTCACAAATAGCAACGTTCCATTATGGAAAACTACGAACAGGAATAGCTTCTGGCGGTGCAACCGTCGGAGATACAGCAATAGGCGTTCGCACCTCATACAGAACAGCAAGTGCCATCGGTGAATCATCTCAGTACCTATATGAAACCCTTACGGCAAAAAGAACTACAACTTCAACAGGGCAGGGTTCTCAAGATTCAACAGAACTACATATTTCTCCAAGAAACGCAAATGTATTGGGGCAGTCTGGTCAAAGCTCAACACAGATCCATACTTCCCCAAGAAATGCTTTGGCCGCTGGTGATGGGTCTAGTAATTCACTTGAATTACACACAGCCCCACGACAGGCTTCTGCTTCCGGATCTGGTAGTGAATTGGCAACGGGTCTTCATACATCACCAAGAGGCGCCATCGCTTACGGTAACGGTTCCACAGGAGGAAATGCAACAGGATTGCACACGGCTCCAAGAAGCGCGTCGGTGGTTGCAAACGGTACAAACGTCAATAATGAATTGCACACAGCACCGCGATCTGCATCAGCAAATGGAAATGGAACAGATTCCGCGATTGGAAGACATACGTCCCCAAGAGGAGCAATTGCAAACGGGAATGGTTCAACGTCAGCAAATGCAAATGGGCTGCATACCGCCCCTAGGGCTGCATCATCAATAGGAAATTCTACTCAATCTGCTCAGGTTGGTTTTGTAAAAACCGCATCATCATTTGGAATTTCCACATCATTTGCTCAGGTTGGATTCATACGAACAGCGATCGGAAATGGAACCTCAACTTCGTTTGCTCAGGTTGGCATTGCTGAAACCGCAAATGCAAGTGGTGGTGCCACAACTGGTGACTTTGCTCAAGTCGGATTTATTAAAATTGCTAGTTCCAGTGGCGCAGCAAGCGAGTTTGCGCAAGTTGGTTTTGTTAAGACTGCTTCAGCAAATGGTTCATCAAACGAATCTGATGTAAATCTACATACTGCTCCTCGTTCTGCTTCTGCTACTGGAGAAGGTACTCAGTCAGCAATAGGAAGACATACCTCTCCGAGAGGTGCAGTTGCTAATGGAAATGGATCAACAAGCGGTAATGCTATCGGTTTACATATTTCCCCACGTACCGCAAACGCTTCTGGTTTAGGAAGTGAAACGTCTTCAGAACTAAGAACAATTGACAAGAACGCCTTGGCCTCGGGAACTGCTAATTCAACCACAATTGGCTTACACACATCCCCTAGAACTGCATCAGCTTCTGGAACAAGCTCACAGTTGGCCCAAGTTGGTTTTGCTAAAACAGCTTCTGCCGTGGGTGGATCTACCGCAAGCGACTTTGCTCAAGTTGGCTTCCCAAGAACAGCAGCCGCATTCGGAACAAGTGCTGAGTACGCACAAGTTGGATTTGCTAAGACAGCAACTGCCACTGGTGGAGCAACTGCTAGTGATTTTGCACAAGTTGGATTCAGAAAAACAGCTTCAGCAATAGGGACAAGCTCGGACTATGCACAAGTTGGATTTGCTAAAACGGCATCCGCAACTGGTGGTGCCACTGCAAGCGATTTCGCACAAGTTGGCTTCGCAAGAACGGCATCAACAACCGGCACAAGCAGTCAGTATGCACAGGTTGGATTTGCTAAGACCGCGACAGCAGCAGGTGGGGCAAGCGCAGGAGATTTTGCGCAAGTTGGATTTAGAAAAACTGCATCTTCTACAGCAACAAGCTCCGAATTTGCACAGGTTGGTTTTTCTGAAACTGCCACCGCAAGCGGCGGAGCCACAACCGGAGATTTTGCGCAAGTTGGTTTTGCAAGAACGGCAATATCAAACGGATTGGGCAGTGATTTTGCTCAGGTGGGTTTTGCCAGAACCTCCACATCCACTGGAGAGGGAAGTCAATCAGCCTTCAATCTTCATACCTCACCAAGAAGCGCATCAGCTTCTGGTACTGCAACACAGTCAGCGACTGGTAGACATACTTCACCTAGAGGGGCAATTGCTAATGGCAACGGTTCTACTGGCGGTGACGCTATTGGTCTGCATACATCGCCAAGAGTTGCCTCCACAAGCGCCAATGGCGATAGTGACTCAACTTCACTACATACATCTCCAAGGACCGCAACGGCTTCTGGAACAAGTTTGGAAACCGCAATTGGATTGCATACATCGCCAAGAGGTGCAATTGCTTATGGAAATGGGTCAACTAGCGGCAACGCCGTTGGACTGCACACCTCGCCAAGAACGGCAAGCGCTTCTGGTTTGGGTACGGAATCAATCATCGTGCTTCGAACAGTCAAGACAGACGCAAGTGCATCTGGAACATCTGATTCAACAGCCACAAGAATCTACACGCCACTAAGAACGGCAGACGCTACAGGAATCAGCGGAGAATATGCGCAAGTTGGATTTGCGCGCACGGTCACCGCTGCAGGTGGCGCAACCGCTGGTGATTTTGCACAAGTTGGATTTGCCAGAACCTCTGAATCTGTCGCAACAAGCAGTGAATTTGCACAAGTTGGTTTTGCTCAAGTAATTACTGGATTCGGTGGAGCAACCACTAGCGATTCAGCAATAGGCCTTTACACATCTTCAAGAAGTGCAACCGAAACTGCAACAACTACGGAATTTGCACAGGTTGGATTTAGGGACGATGCCGTTACAGCATCTGGTGGTGCAACGACAAACGATTTTGCTCAGGTTGGATTCCCAAGAACAGCCGAAGCATTTGGAACTAGTAGTGGATCGGCAACTTGGTCCAATGAGTCAATAGTTGGACTAAACGCTGGTTATTGGGGAATTCAGGCAGTAATCGAATGAATGAAGTAAACTAGGAGTAATCATGGCCGCATTTATTAGAAAACAATACGCTGGATCAGCTGTCCCAACAACGACATCAACGTTGTTGACGGTAGGCGGCACCTCCGTTGACATCCTTGCGACCACTGGCTGGCCGTCTTTACCTGGCGTCCCCTTCTATGTAGTTATTGGAACTGGAAGCGCGTATGAGGAAAAATGTCTTGCCACAATTAGTGGGAATACACTTACTCTCACAAGAGCACAGGACGACACTACTGCCTACGAACACGCGATTGGCTCGCAGGTTTACCCGGTATTTACGGCTAATGACGCCGACGAAGCGAACGAACTTGTAACCAAACTCACAACCAAGGGCGACCTGCTCGTCACCGATGGCAACGGTTTGTTCAGACTTGACATAGGCGAGAACGGTTATTTCCTTAAAGCAAATAATTCTGCTTCATTTGGTGTTGAATGGGGTTCAATCCCAACTATCAATAGTCTTGACGACGTTGGCGACGTAACGATAACAACCATCGAAGATGGTGACTTCTTAAAGTACAGTACTTCAGCATCTGCCTGGATTAATGAAACAGTCCACTTTCTTACGGTCTCAGACACCGCTCCAAGCGACGAAGTAAAAGAAGGTGACCTCTGGTACAACTCAAGTGAACTTGAACTTTACACTTATTACTCAAGCAACTGGGTGCAAGTAACTCTTACACCAGAATTTCTGACAGTAGAAGAGCTTGACAATGTTTACATTGACAACGCAAATGCCGGCGATGTTTTAACTTTTGACGGCCTTGACTGGTATAACGATAACGTGGTCAGCCTTTTGGGACCAGATATATCTGTGGACACCGTAACAGCTTCAGTGTTCACTGGAAACTTGACTGGAAACTCCGACACGGCAACTGCTTTAGAAACACCACGAACAATATCCCTCTCTGGTGATGTGTCTGGCTCGGTTTCTTTTGACGGCACTCAAGATGTTTCCATATCGGCAACAGTCCAAATAAACTCCATAACCCTTGGGACGGATACAACTGGCAATTATATGTCTGGTATATCTGTGCAAAACGGACTCACTGTTTCGCATACTCCAGGAGAAGGTTCTTCAGCAACAGTTGGGATAGACAACGCTCTACTTAGTAATTTCCTGCTTGACGGTGCAAGCGGCAACTCGTATGGCCTTATAGGAACTTCGGCATATCTTGATGTAAAAAACACCAACGGTTACAACAAAGAAATTGAATTAGATATTGCCGCTGTCAAGACGCAACTCAATACAGATGGCTATTTAACCGAGTCGAGCACAAGCACTCTTACAAATAAGACACTTACATCTCCGAAAATCAATGAGAACGTTGCGGTTACTGCGACTGCTACGGAATTGAATTATGTGGATGGTGTAACCTCTGCAATCCAGACACAATTAAACGACAAGGCGCCACTCGCTAGCCCAACATTCACCGGAACAGTTTCCGGAATAACCAAGACAATGGTGGGGTTGGGCAATGTTGACAATACTGCCGACAGTGCGAAACCAGTTTCTACGGCGCAACAAACGGCTCTTGACTTAAAAGCAAACTTGGCTTCTCCAGCCTTGACTGGGACACCAACGGCTCCAACAGCAGCAGCATCAACGAATACAACCCAAGTTGCCACTACGGCATTTGTTCGTGCAGAAGTCGCAGCACTCGTTGGTACCGCTGGAGCAACGCTAGATACTCTTGGTGAACTTGCTACCGCACTTGGAAATGATGCAAACCTTTCCACGACACTTACGACCAGCATTGGTCTAAAAGCACCACTTGCTTCACCAACATTCACGGGTACGGTAACACTTCCTGACAACACAGTTGCGCTTGGGGTAAAAACTACCGGTGATTATGTTTCATCCTTGGTTCAAGGAACAGGAGTAACGATAACCAACAACACGGGAGAAAGCTCAACTCCAACTATTGCGATTGGTCAATCAGTAGACACCAGTTCCTCTGTTCAGTTTGCAGCAGTTACGGCACCAGTGATTGGCAACGCATCAACAGCTACAACGCTACAAACCGCTCGTACGATAACCCTTGGCGGTGACCTTAGTGGTTCGGTGTCTTTTAATGGTTCTTCTAACGTAACACTTACGGCCACTGTTGCAGCAGACTCGGTAGCACTCGGTACAGACACAACTGGAAACTATATGGCCAATGTTTCTGCAAGTACTGGAATATCAATCTCCCACACTCAGGGTGAAGGTTCGACTGCGACAATTTCAACAACTGGCGTTCAGACGCTCGGTGCAAAAGCCGGCAACTACACGCTTGCTGCTGGTGATGCTGCAGAAACAATTATTATCATGGACTCAAGCTCCGCAAATGACCTGACCGTTCCACCGGCTTCGAGCGTTGCATTTACAACGGGGACAAGTATCACTGTTATTCAACGTGGAACTGGCAAAACAAGAATACTTGCAGGCGCTGGAGTCACACTTCTTGCAACACCGGGTGTTTACTTGAGAGCCAGATATTCATCTTGCACAATAGTCAAAACAGAAAATGCAAACGAGTGGTTTGTTATAGGTGACTTGGCGGCATCGTGATTCCGGGCAATCAGGCAAGTGGTGGAAAGTTTATTGACCCGCCAGATTCAATATCTGTAGTACCAAACGCTCTGGGCGGTGCCAGCGACATAGTCATCAATCACACTGGTTACAAAGGAAAATCTGGGTCGGTTAAATTCAGGGTCACTTCAAACACTGGGGTCAGTTCTATTTCGGAAACTACAAGTGGCTCATCAAGGTCTATATCTTTGACCGGTTTAACTAATGGGGTGAGTTACACGTTTTCAGCAGTCACAATTGAGTCTCAGTCTTCTGTTGAATCTTTATCTGCCGCAACATCTGCGTCTTCGTTGGTGGCTGGAGTTCCAACCGCACCAGACCAACCAACAGTCTCGGCTGGAAACGGACAGGTTGGAGTTTCGTGGAATACACCAGCAAACAACGGTGCTGCTATTACGAGTTATATTGTTTACTGGTCAACATCGTCTGCTGCTATTCAAAGTTGGTCAAACTCTGTAAACACTGGTTCGACATCCACGTCTTATACCGTTACTGGATTGAGCAATGGAACTGCGTATTATTTTACGGTTATAGCAGTAAACGCTACTGGTCAGAGTGCAAGGTCTGCTGTTTCTAGCGGAGCAACGCCTGTTGTTCCAGGTCCACCACCACCCCCACCATGCTCTTGTGATGGTGTAGCCAGAAGACAATACGGTCAGTATTCATATTTGGACCCAGCCGGTTATGGTTGGACTTGCGACGGAACAGTTAGCTACGAATACTACGTATATGGAACTTGTGGTGGAGGAGCTTGCCCTGGTGAGGGCGGTTATAACGGAGCATACAGAAATGGTGTTTGCGGTTATGTAACCCCACCTGCTCCAACTCCGACTCCGACTCCGACTCCGACTCCGACTCCGACCCCGACACCGACACCGACACCGACACCTGCGCCGTGTACCCCAGTTTGCATCAAGGGAGAATGTGCATGTATTTGATAAGGTTTAATCATGAGTGATAATAACTGGCAAGACATATCACCTAATGCGGAGTTTGACCACTTTGCAGACTGGCTTACCATGGAAAACCTTGTTGGAGAATATGGGGAACCAGGATTCAGCAAGATGGTAAGGGAATTTATTTGGCCATCAATAAACCCTGGTTATGCGATGCCATTTACTTTTAATATGCTCAGAAATGATGATGGACTACTAATTGGATTAGTGGTTAACTACATGATGAATGGAGTTAGAAAACCATGGGTGGTCATGACGCATCCTGACCATCAACGACAAGGAGTGATGACCAGACTTGGCAACTTTATAGTTGCAGATTATGAACAAGAATATCAACGTCAATTTTCATTTAGTGATAGCTGGTCGGACGCAGAGACAACCGAATCAGCGGCAAATTTTGCTAACAAGTTTGCAAAAAAAGTAATTGAAAGCAGAACTCAAGACAATAATACAGTTTAAGCATTAAGGGTTGTTGCAATGAAATACATCAATGTTAACGGTGTCTGTATTTACAGAAATGCAATCATTAATCCACACGAGATAATAGAAGCTTCTGAGTTGTTGAACATTTCAACCGATAGCAAGGGCAATTGGAGCCAATCTACAGTGATTGATACTGAGGGGAAGGTCTTTGTTTCTGACGTTAGAACAAATCAGCTAATGTTTACCCCAACGCCAACCCAGAATGGTGACGAATCATCCGCTCAGGTAATGTTAGCAAACAAAATCAACGAGTATGTTCTCCCATGTGTCCAGAACTTTGCTGCAAAATTTGGGCTGTCAATCAAATTTCAATCCACCCATGGATATCAAATTCTTAAATATTCAATTGGCGAGCATTACGTATCCCACCTAGACGACGGGGAAAAAACTAGGCGTTACGCATCCGCTGTTGTATATCTCAACGATGACTATGAGGGCGGAGAGTTGTATTTTCAAGATTTGAATTTTACTTATCAGCCCGTTGCTGGAGATGTTGTAATTTTTCCTTCTGGAGCACCGTTTAGGCATGAGGCAAAACCGGTAATAAGCGGTATCAAGTACTCCATTGCTAATTGGTGGTAAAAAGCCACTGGAAAACAACAGACTAGGGTCAATGAAAGACTGTCTTGTGAGATAATTGGCCTCATGCCAATCGTTTTCCCTTCATCTCCGTCAATAAATGACGAGTTTTCTATTGCTGGAAAATCCTGGAGCTGGAACGGGTTCCGTTGGCAAAGATTTAAATCTGCGATAATTGACGGTGGGTTTGCCAACATTGAGATAAATGTTGCAAATGACGAACTGATTGCTGACGGAGGCGATGCTTAATGGCTTATAAAAAAATACTTTTCCGTCGCGACACTTTGGCAAATTGGGCAAGCGCAAACCCGGTTTTGGCCGCTGGCGAAATTGGCCTTGAGTCTGATACGAACAAGATAAAACTTGGAAACGGTTCATCTCATTGGAATTCATTGTTGTATTTTTATGGAAGCCTTGAAACCACCGGAATTGATGCGCTTAATGACGTAGTCATAACCAGCGTCCAAAGCGGCGACGTTCTTCGCTGGAACGGAACAGCCTGGATAAATGACCCTATAAATCTTGGTGATGACACCGTAGGAAGTTTTGTTCAAAACCTTGTTGCAGGAACTGGTGTTACGCTAACAAATAATTCTGGTGAAAAAGCTACGCCGACAGTAGCAATCGGTCAGGCCGTTGCGACTTCATCATCCGTGCAATTTGCTGCAGTTACTGCACCAGTAATAGGAAACGCAAGCACGGCAAGTGCTTTGCAAACTGCGCGCACAATCCAAGTTAGCGGTGACGTTTCTGGTTCTGCATCTTTCGACGGTTCGCAAAACATAAATATCACGTCAACCATTCAGCCAAACTCCGTAGCTCTAGGAACAGATACAACCGGTGACTATGTGACCTCACTTGTCGCAGGTACTGGCGTTAGCCTTAGCAACAACTCTGGGGAATCGGCATCTCCCACAATCGCAATTGGACAAGAAGTAGCAACATCTTCATCTGTCACGTTTGCTCACGTTCTCGGAAACGTAACAGGAAATTTAACCGGAAACGCTTCGACTGCTGCGTCCCTGCAGACATCAAGAACAATATCCCTAACTGGCGATGTTGCTGGCTCTGTTGCGTTTAACGGTTCTGGCGATGTGTCCATAACCACCGCAGTTCAGCCAAACTCTGTAGCACTAGGTACCGATACAACCGGAAACTATATGACAGAAGTAACCGGTGGTACCGGTATAACAATAAGTCACACCCCAGGTGAAGGTTCAAACGCAACAATATCCATTGGTCAAGCTGTTTCGACCGCAGACACTCCAACTTTTGCTGGAGCGTATCTTGATGCAATCAAAATCGGCGTTACAGACGCGAACACGATTGACACAGCATCCGGGAATTTAACACTTAACTCAGTTGGCGGAACTACAACCGTTGATGACAACTTGATTGTTACTGGAACATTGACTGTATCTGGTTCTGTTTCTTACGTAAACACAACCAATCTGGAAATTGGCGACAACATCATCACCCTCAATAACGATGAAACTGGAACTCCATCCCAGAATGCCGGTATTGAAATTGAGCGTGGAACATCAGCAAATGTACTCCTCCAATACAACGAAACAAGCGATGTATGGGAACTTACCAACGATGGTTCCGTGTACTCACCAGTCGAGACAACGGCAACAGTAGTAACAAAATTAAGGCAACAGCTGTGGCACAACGACGTATACGCCGCAACAGTAGGGCCACTTGCAAACTCCCCTACCTACACGGCTGGAAGTGCTGATAAAAACGGCGGAACTGGCGTTGGTGCAAAACTTGCAGCAACAACAAACGGCGTTCTTTCCATCGACGGGGCACCAGCATCACTGAATTATCGAGTATTGGTTAAAGACCAAGCTAATAACATCCATAACGGAATTTACAAAGTCACAGCGGCCGGAACTTCAACTTCAACATGGGAGTTAACAAGGGCAGCCGACTTTGATAACTCAACATTTGGCCAAGTCACTTATGGCAAATCAGTAAGAGTCGCAACTGGCGACGTTAACCAATTACAAACTTTTGCTCTTACATCTTTCGGCAGTGTTTACCTAAACGAGCTAGAAGAGATGGTCCACGTAGTTGGCACCGAGCCAATTGTTTGGTCACAGGTAAGCGGCAAGGCCGTACTTGTGCCGGGTAATGGTTTGGAGATAACAGAAAACGTACTTGCACTTCCTTCAATAAGCCAATCAAATAGCGCGTCAACAGCTGGCGGGTATAATTTTATAGAGAGTGTGAACGTTGACTCATATGGTCGCTTGCTTGGCGTTACAACTAATAACGTTCTTATTGACTTGGGAACAAGAACTCAAGGTGATTATGTTCAGAGCGTTTCGGCTTCCGCCAATACTGGTATAACAATTTCCGGAACTGGCGAGGGAGCCACAGTATCTGTTGGTTCAAACGCAACATCAAATAATACAAACAGCACCATTGTTATGCGCGATTCAAGCGGTAACTTTAGCGCCGGCAATATCACCGCAGAACTTACGGGCAATGCTTCAACGGCAAACACTCTTTACACTGCTCGCTCAATCGGCCTGACCGGTGACTTGAGTGGTTCCGTTTCCTTCAATGGTTCCCAGGACGTTGTAATAAATGCGACACTTGAAGCAAACTCCATAGCTCTAGGAACTGACACAACAGGAAATTACGTGTCCTCGCTTGTTGAGGGCACTGGCGTAACAATTACCAACAATTCTGGAGAATCTGCATCTCCGACTATTGCAATCGGACAAGTAGTTGGAACAAGTTCATCCGTAACGTTTGCACAAGTATCCGCACCGGTAATTGGCAATGTAACAGGAAATCTCACAGGAAATGTGACGGGAAACGTTGCAGGAAACGTAACCGGAAACGTAACTGGAACAGTTTTTGGAAACGTAACTGGTAGTTCTGGAACCGTAACATCAATTGCAACTCACGCCTTAGGTGAACTTTCAAACGTAAGCGCTTCATCACCAGCTTCTGGCGAGTTCTTGAAATGGAATGGCTCGGCCTGGGTTTCAGATGCAATCGACTTATCAACAGACACAAACGGAAACTTTGTATCTTCAATTAATGCCGGAACTGGTGTTTCGCTAACAAACGGAACAGCCGCTGAAGCTGGCAATCCGACTATCAATATTGGCCAAGCAATTGGCACAAGCGACTCTCCATCATTTGCAAACATGAGCGTTGGTGCTGCACAAGTAAACGCACAAGGTATTACATACAGCGGTGGAACTGGGCTTGCCACGGTTAAGGCAGTTGGTCATGGTCTCGCTGTCGGCGCAAGAATAACCGTATCGGGAGCAACGCAGACTGGATACAACGGAACTTACTCAATTCTTTCCGTTCCTCTTTCATCAACTTTTACATATCAACCAACTGTTGGCCCATCGGCAAATATTGCCTCCGGCCCATTCCTTGTATATGTTGCCGGTGCAATAACCTTCGAAGGTTCTACCGATGACTCATACGAAACAACAATTGTTGCGATTGACCCAACAGCGGATAGAATTATTTCTCTGCCAAACGCTACGACCCAATTGGTTGGAACAGACACAACAGATACCCTTACGAACAAGACTCTCACGAGTCCGACCATTACAGGCGTATCGCCAGTAATCACACTTGCTGGAGACTTAAGCGGTTCTGCTACTTTCACTAATCTTGGAAACGCAACTCTTACTGCAACGATTGCAGCAGATTCGGTTGCACTTGGAACAGATACAACTGGTAATTACGTTGCCAACCTCACCGAGGGAACCGGCGTAACAATCACTGCAAACTCTGGCGAAGGTGCAACTCCAACAATCTCAATTGGCCAAAACGTTGCTACTTCTTCGTCGGTCAGCTTTAACACTATAACCGTAGGTAACCTAGTAGTTACTGGAAGTCAAACTTCAACGAGTCAAGCAAATCTCAACGTTGCCGACAGCATTATTACCCTCAACTCAAACGTAACCGGGTCTCCAACTTTGAACGCAGGAGTTGTTGTCGAAAGAGGAACTTCCGCAAATGTTGACATCAGGTGGAATGAGACTCTGGACCGTTGGGAAGCAACCTCCGACGGCTCGACCTACTCGCAAATAACTTCTGGCGCAAGAATGACGATTAGTGATACGCCTCCGGCTAGCCCTACCAGCGGCGATTTCTGGTTTGAGTCTGATTCGGCAATCACATTTGTTTACTACGACTCTTACTGGATTGAAATCGGTTCATCTGGAATTGGTGCGGTAACCACGGCTACCGCTCCATCAAACCCTGCAAATGGTCAGTTTTGGTTCAAGAACACAACGAACGAAATGTACGTTTACTACAACAGTAGCTGGGTGCTGGTAAACAGCTCAACTAACACTAGCGATGTTGAAATTGCGTCTATCATGGGAGCGTATTAAATGACTGGAGTAAGTAATGGCTAATTCAGCTAAAACACTATTTAGAGGTGCGGCAACCACAACTACAAGCACAACTCTTTACACTGTGCCGTCCGCGACAACAGCAATTGTGACAAACATTGTTGTCACCAATACTGCAGCAACAGACGGAACATTTACTTTGTCCCTGGATGATGTAGCTTTTGCATCCGCCGTAACGGTTCCTGCTAAGGGTATTTTTACTCTTGACATCAAACAAGTATTAACTACAACCAAAACAATAAAGGGTGGCGCTAATGCCACCTCTGTTAACTTCCACATCAGTGGAATGGAGATTGCATAATGGCCGCCAATCAAGTACCTGCAGGTTTAACACCAATAACACCTGAAGAGGTGCTGTTTGACCCTGTCCAAAAATTAAGGGTATCAAGCCCTCAGGCTTTAATTGACACCGACTTTGAATACGGTACCCAGATTTCAAAGTGGGAAAATTTAATCACTGTTGGAAACCGTCCATTTGTTTACGACACAGCTTCTCCTATTACCGGAATAACAGCAATCACGATGAGCACGTCATCAAGAACTGTCACGGTATCACTTCCAAGCACGACGGGTATTGCTGTCGGTACGCCAATATCGGTAAGAGATACTTATCTTGCTATTGCAAACGGAAACTACCTTGTTGAATCAGTTACGTCGAACGTTTCATTTACTTATACTGCTAAAGCCGTAAATACCGGTTCCGTGACCGCAATTCTTGACGCAAACAAGACGGTTATTTTCACAGGTGCAATTTTTACTGGTGCCGCAATTGGTGCGGCTCCAACAGTTTCGTACTCAGGCAACGCCGTAACCGTAACGACGACAATCCCTCACGGTTTGTCATTGGGTAATGAGGTTGCTATCACTGGTATTACCACAACAGGGGCAAACCCTCCAAACGGCTCAAACTTTGTTGCAAGAATTATAAGCGCAACGCAATTTGTTGTTTATGTTCCAGCTACACCAACAGGAACCTTAACCGCCACTTCGGCTGTTGTTTATGTTGTTCCTTCTGGACAGTTCTTGCACCGACCTTTTGACGGCGGTGTGATTTTTACAAACAACGGAACATCAAACTATGAAGCCGCGATACGTCAGACTCGTCGTTACTTCCGTTATCAGTCAGGAAAAGGAATCCAGATGTCCTCTGGAACACTCCTAAAGCCAGACCTTCAACTCGACTCGTTGACATACGCTTCTGGAACAGGTTTGGTTACTGTCCAAACAAAAGAAAAACACAACCTGTATCCAGGTTCAACCATTGTTGTTTTCGGTGCAACAGAATCCGGATATAACGGAACCTTCACTGTTTACACAATTACTGGATACAATACTTTTACATACACTCCTGACACAACTCCGTCAGCAGCAACAGCATCTGGACCTTATTACATTACTGTTTCCGGTTGGTATGGAAACGTAAACAGAATTGGTCTTTTTGACGAACAAAACGGAGTTTTCTTTGAGTTTGACGGTCAAACCCTTTATGCCGTTAAGCGTTCATCTACATTCCAGATTTCTGGAAAAGTTTCAGTCACTGCAGGCTCTTGCACAGTAGCTCAATCAAACGCTGCTTTCCCAACAAGATTCTCAAAACAGTTATCAGTTGGCGACAAAATCGTTTTGCGTGGTGCTTCATACAGAATTACAGATATTGCAAGCGATACGTCAATGACCGTGAGCCCTGCTTATCGTGGCACAACAACTGACTATGTTATATGCTCAAGAACTGTTGACACAAAATACGCTCAATCAGAGTGGAACTTAGACAAGTTTGATGGAACTGGTTCTTCTGGTTACAACGTAGACCTGTCCAAGATGCAAATGTTTTATATTGACTACTCTTGGTATGGGGCTGGTTTCATCCGTTGGGGTATGCGTGCGACAAACGGAAAAGTAACTTATTGCCATAAGATTGTCAATAACAACGTTAACTCCGAAGCGTACATGCGCTCTGGGAACCTTCCTGCGCGATACGAATCTGTATCCCAACCTCCTTTCACGTACATGGCTGCATCGCTTTCAAACGTTGCAACATCAATGACGGTTTCTAGCACTGCAGGATTCCCAAACACCGGAACCCTTGCGCTATTCAACCAAACAACTGGTTGGGAATACGTCAACTACACAGGTAAGACAGCAACAACATTCACTGGATTGACAAGACAGCAAACTGGTAACGCTTCGCTGGCTTTGACTATTACAGCAGGCTCTAATGATGGAACAGTTGTTTCAGCCTCAGGTCTACAGGTTGGTCAAAGAGTAAACGGAACAGATGTTCCAGACGGAACATTTATCCAGCAAATCAGCGGAACAAATATCAAATTGAGTTCTGCTGTAACCGGCACAAACCCAACGGTGAACGTAACCCCAATGGGAACAAACGCCGCTCTTTCATGGACATACTCAGCAACAAACCCAATCGGGGTTGAGCTGGCATACCCAACATACGCTCCATCAATTTCTCACTGGGGTACTTCAGCGATAATGGACGGAAGATACGACGACGATAAGTCGCTCGTGTTTACTTACGGCTCTGCTTCGGCTGTTACAGTTGCCGCTGGAGCAACAAACTGTCTGCTCGCAATCAGAGTTGCCCCATCTGCGGACAACGGAACGTCGGCTGCTTTCGGCGCAAGGGAACTAGTAAACAGAATGCAGTTGGTACTGCGAGCATTGGATGTTACTACCACTACAGCAGCGGCAAACTTGCTTATTACAGCTGTACTTAATGGTGTCCCATCCGCTTCTGCAACATGGGCAAAACCATACACGGTGACCTCGTCTCTTGCTCAAGTAGCAGACTACGGCGGTACCGTAACAACAATTGCTGGTGGTGAAATTACTGGCGGTTTCTTTGTTGGTACTGGTGCAAACTCAATCGACCTTGCAGCTGTTCGAGACCTTGGCAACTCGGTTCTTGGTGGTGGTAGCACGGTTACTACGACTGGTATATATCCAGACGGTCCAGACGTCGTCCATATTTTGGTGCGCAACCTTGGTGCCACATCGGCAACAGTGTTCGCCCGTCTCTCATGGACTGAAGCACAGGCCTAGATATGGCAACTATCGACTTCCCGAACGGAGCGCAATCCGGGGACCAGCACACAAGCAATGGTAAGACCTGGACGTATAACGGCTCTGGCTGGGTGTTGGTAACAATACCAACGGCAATGTTCACAGCATCGTCTATTAATGGTTCAACGCTAGTTGCTGGAACTGTTCCTCTATCAAAAATAACTTCTGGAACCGAAGCGCAAACCATTGTGTATAGCTCGGGTGGAGTTCCAACGGCGGTATCTGTGACCGGAGACGTGCTTATCGGCGGCACAGGTGTTACGGCAATAGCATCTGGCGTGATAGTCAATGCAGATATCAACGCTTCCGCCGCAATTACTAATACCAAGATTGCTGGGACAGCAGTAACTCTTGCGGATTCTGGAACGGTTACCTCAGCAATGATTGCTGACTCAACAATTGTTGACGGAGACATAAGTGCTTCCGCCAATATCTCCCAAGGCAAAATCGCAGATATCTTGACAAATGCTCAGGCTGCAAGCTACACACTGGTACTTGCCGACAAAAATAAGATTGTTGAAATGAGCGTGGCATCAGCAAACGACTTAACAATTCCTCCAAACTCGTCGGTGGCTTTCCCAATCGGCAGCCAAATACAGGTCCTTCAGACAGGAGCAGGTAAGACGAGAATTCTGGCAGGCGCTGGTGTCACCGTGAACGCAACTCCAGGTATTTATCTGCGCGCTCAGTGGTCGGGTGTTACGCTTCTAAAAAGAGCAACAGATACATGGGTGGCAACGGGAGACCTTTCAGCTACATAACTTATGGCCGTTTCAAGCAACAAACAAGTCGATTCTGGCGGAAAAGAACCGTCTGCGCCAACGATTGGTACCCCACTGCTTGCAACAGGAACATCAGCAAGCGTTGTTTTTACTGCATCTACTTATATAGGTAAGGGGACGGTAACCTATAGGGCGACCTCGGACTCCGGCCAAACAGCCACTGGAAATTCCAGCCCAATCGTAGTAAGTGGAATGACAGCAGGAACAACAAGAACGTTCACTGTTGTAGCAATTTCTTCAACTGGGGTTGAATCGCCTTCATCCGCAGTGAGCCCTTCGCTTGTCATGGGTGTTGGTCCATCTGCACCGACAATTGGTTCTGCGACTGGCGGTAATGCCTCGGCAACCGTTGCATACACCGCAGGAGCCACAGGAACCGCTGCTTCTGCAACGTACACTGCCACTTCATCACCTGGCGGGTTAACGGGCACTGGAGCGTCTCCTATCACTGTCTCCGGCCTTACTAATGGCACTGCCTATACATTCACCGTGACCGCATCGACCGCTTTTGGCACTGCGACCTCCGCAGCATCAAACTCAGTGACTCCAGTAGCGCCTCCGTATTTCCCACCGTTTTTTCCACCGTTTTTCCCTCCGTATTTCCCACCGTTCTTCCCGCCGTTTTTCCCGCCTTACTTCCCTCCATTTTTCCCGCCATTTTTCCCACCGTATTTCCCACCCTTCTTCCCGCCATTTTTTCCACCTTATTTCCCGCCGTTCTTCCCACCATTTTTCCCGCCATTTTTTCCTCCGTTCTTTCCTCCATACTTCCCTCCGAGGTTTAAGTAGAAAATGAAATCAATTTACGACATCGACCTCAAGTCATGGGATGGCGAACGAGATATTCTCAAGGACTGTGAAGGCAAGGTAACGCTAATCATTAATACGACTGGACACTGTGGAAACGCACCCCAGTTTGGAATCATCGAGGGTCTTTACCAAAAGTACAAAGACCTTGGATTTAACGTTGTTGCTGTTCCTACAAATGATTTTTGCGGCGGTGGAGTTACATACGGAGAGTACGCAGACGGTGTAAGAGATGCAAAGCACGCAAGGGATTATGGTGTTGACGAATGGAACGCTTCGTTTGATTTCTCCGAATTAATTGTTTCATGGCACGAAAAGCAAGAAGAAAAGAAAAACACGCCACATGAGTTGTATCAAAACCTTATGACAAATGAGGAAAAAAGACTTAAGCAAGATATGACTGGGAACTTTGAAAAGTTTCTAATTAACAAAAAAGGCGAAAGAGTAGCAAGACTTACCAACGGTGTACTTCTTGAGTATGCGTACAATGACGGTTATTGCGAGTCTCCAGAAGTTGAGCTTGAAAAACTATCTAAAATGATTGAAGACGAGTTAGCAAAATGACAACCATTGATACATATCTAAAAGGTGACTACAGAAAGGCCTACGAGGTCACTCACCCAGTTTCTCTTTATGACATTCCTATTGCTTCTGCGGATGGAAAAGTTAAAGACATATTTGCTGGCAGGAAAGGTAAGGTAACTCTTATATTCAATTGCGCTGCTGGTTGCGGAAATATCCCACAACACGGAGTTATTGAGCAACTGAACCAGCGCTATGCAAACGAAAAAGACTTTGACATCATTGCAGTAGTTGTCGATGATTTTCAGTGCCATGGATACAAAGAATTCCAAGATGGAATTGCCTCGTACTGCCAAACAATTGGTCTTGACATGTCGGTCGGCGAATTTGCTAAAAAGTATGCTGAAGAAAACTTTGGCACCACTTTTGAGTTCTCAGAACTCACAAACGCTAGATTTGACAAAGTCACATATGAATCAGACTTTGCGCCAAATACGGCCATAAATCAAACCCAGAATTCTCTTTGGTACTACCTAACCGAGGGCTACAAGGCAACAGTAAACAAACTAGGAATACCATATACGGGAGAAGTGGTTCCTTGGTCAAAAGGACAAGAAGAACATCTTGGTGGGGATCCCATAGCGGCATTCCCAAAAAAGGGTAATTTTACAAAATTTTTGATTGATAGAACCGGAACCAAAACAAACCGATAGTCCAACGGCTTCCTGCTTGGTGAGAGAGACGTAAATGGGGAAATCTATCCATGGTTGGAAGAAAAACTTCTTGAAGATGGTCAAAAAGACTGGAACCCATTTTTGGGCGTGAAAGAAGATGGTCAGCCTTGGGTGAATCCACAGGTCAAAGAAAAGGGTGTTGACCTGTCGCTTGACCTAATCAGCAGAGACATTGACGAATTCCTGAGTCAGGCATAAACATCAAAATAAGATAGTCTTATTTCATGGATTCGCCTTGGAAGATAAAACCGGGATTTTTTGGAACTGGTCCAGAAAATATCCATATCATCAAGAACTTCATTGATGAAAAAGATGTAGCGACTATCGCTTCATTTGTACGGACCATTGACGAGTGGTCAAATGGCTCAGATGAGGACATCTTTGACGAAAATGGGGTTTGCACCTACAGTGCCGCGTATTGGAATAACAGGCAATGCACCGCAGATATTTTGCAAAGAATCAATAAGGAGGTATACGACCTTATTGATTTCTATCTCGACAAGATGGCTGTGACCGCGGGTGAGATTTTTAATTGCAAACTACAGAAACGACCACCATGCATAGTTAGATGGTTTGGTGGGATTGAACAACGTCCGCACGCCGACAAACAAATGAACGATGGCTCACCAAACCCGTTTCCCACATATGACATCAACTCCCTTTTCTATTGGAACGATGACTTTGAGGGCGGAGAGCTTTACTATCCCGAACATGACATCGTTGTGAATCCAGAACCAGGACTTGCTGTAATACATCCTGGGGATATTAATTACCTACACGGAGTCAGAATGATTAAGAGCGGCGAGCGCTACACGTCACCAGCGTTCTTTACGGTTGAATAATATGGGACACGAACCGCTTCTTGCCAATACGCCAAGGATAGGTTTGTTCGTTGAATACCTACCACAGGATGAATGGGGGGTAGTAAAAGCATATTGCGAGAACAACGAAGAAAAATTTGAATTCGTTGGTCACAATCCAGAGATTGGTTGGAAGAAAAAGACTCATTCAGTTAACCCGAGCATAACGTTTCAAACTTCATTCCTTCCAACCAAAGATGAAATTGATTCTGGCGGCTACATGACAAACGGAGACAACTACAAAATTTCCATGCATGAGCCGGAAGATGCACAGGTTAACAAAATTCTGTCGTGGATGTTGATAAATGTTAGAGACACAATAAAGGAAACTTACGGAAATAAGACCTATTTTGAAAGTGGTCCCTGGCTGTCAATGGCTAAAAAAGGCGACAACATGGGACTGCACTGTGACGGAGTATTTTTGGACAAGGTTGGCGCAGTCACCGACTTTTCTTGCGTTTATTATGTCAACGACGACTACGAGGGCGGTGAACTATACATGCCAATCCTTGGACTATCGATAAAACCAAAAGCTAATTCTCTGCTGATTTGGTCTCACACTTGGCACGAAGATATGGCCCATGGCGTGAAACCGATTGTTTCCGGTACTCGTTATATGTCGCAAGGCTTCTTCACAACTGTATAGAATGGGTTTATGAGAACCGAAATACTGAGCGACCCCCGCCTTGGCGTCATTGTTTACAAGGATGCACTGACAAAAGAACTTGACATAATCAACCGCCTGGAGTCGACTATTGGAAACAGCACGACAATGCCGTTTATGTGGTGCGAGGCCCTTGTCGGGTATTCGGAAAAAATGCCAGAATACCGAGATTGCGTGGACTGCAAGATTGGCACGACACACATAGACCACCTTCACCACTACCCACAGTTTGCTGAACTGAAGAACATTTACAACGATACTGCCACTGCAATTCGTAAGTGCATGGACGACTATCAGAGTCGGTATAACATAAACATGCAATACATGGAGGCTATTAACTTCATTCGGTATAAGGCAAATCAGCACTTCCAAGTACACACAGACCATGGATTTTCCTACACATGCACTGTCTCATCTGTTGTCTATTTTAACGACGACTATGAAGGTGGTGAGCTTTGGTTCCCATACCTTGATTTAACCATAAAGCCAGAAGCCGGAGACATCGTGATGTTCCCGTCAACTTTCATTTATGCTCATGCCGCAAAACCTGTAATAAGCGGAGTTAAATACTCTGGCGTAACAATGTTTGACTACAACGACAGAAATCATGACATCAAGGGTAGTTACGACGGAGTCAGGGCTCCACTAAATCAATAGTGGCAGTTATCGGAATCTACTCGCCGGGAGCAATGGGCTCGACACTTGCTTACTCCTGCTCTCTAATTGGGCACAAAACAATATGGGCATCAGAAGGTCGTTCTGAAAAAACCATAATTCGTGCAAAAAAATTTGGGATAGAGGATGTTGTTTCACTCAAAAACCTTTTAGAAAAAAGTGATTTTATATTCTCGATTGCCAGCAACTTTGACGCATTTGAATTTGCTAGAGTTGTTGGATTAAGTGGTTTTAAAGGTATTTACGTTGATTTTAATACCATGTATACGGATACCGACGGAAGTGAGCTTGAAAACATACTTGCCCAAAACAACATAAAGTATACCGAAGGGGCACTGCGCGGTTGGCCGATTACCGAGCCATCAAGCGAGGATATTGGCGAGAAAACAATGTACCTCTCTGGCCCATATGCAGATTCAGTTAAGGAGTTGTTCGGTGGATTTTGGAGAATAAGAACCATGCCAAAATCTGCAAAATTATTAAATCGAGTTCTTGCAGAGGAGATGGCAATTCTTTATGGTTAAGGTGAATCTCAAACGAACATACGATAACCCACCAGAAATTCGACAGTCCAGAATCACCCGTGACTGGATGGACGAAACCTACAAAAAACATGCATACCAATGTTTGCCGATGACCTTTGCAAATGTCTATGGATGGGAGTTGGTCCTTCCACAAACCGTTGTTGCCCAATGGGATGGCGGCAACACTGTTCCAACCATTCTTGAGGGTGAATCATATGGCGGAAGGCAATTGGCCTACGGCGGAATTGTTGGCATGGTTTCATTTTCTACTGGTTGGATTTTTGGAACCGATCCTGGATATGAGACATTTATTGGTGGATCACCAAATTATGTCAGAGAAGACGCACAGGCTCTATCGGCAATTATCCCCAGTAGCTGGTGGCCAGATGAGTTTCAGATGAACTGGAAGATAAACAAAGTTGGCGAACCTGTTGTTTTTGAGGCTGGTATGCCTTTCATGTTCTTTTCCATCTTTGAAAGCACGGTTTTGGAGAATGTAGATTTTACTGTTGAGAATCTTTGGGATGATAAAGAGCTCATGAATAGCAGGCAAAAGTACGGTGATTTAAAAATGAAAAACAACCAAGAGCAGCCCTGGACCTGGACAAAGGGTATAAAAACAGGTCTTGATGCTGATGGTAATAAGATTGGTCCAACATTCACTGGAATGCCAAAACTTCAAATTCCAGAGCAATAACAATGTCGATGCTCGATTACAGAGATTTACTAACGAGAAACGTACATGTCGTTAATGACTTTGCAACCGATGATGAGCTGTCAAAAATCCTTGATAAATGCAATGAGTTTTCAGACTGGGACAACACTTGGCAAGAACATGTTGACGGACAGAGGTTCACTGAAAGACCAGACTGCCAGGAACGCATAGACGTCTCCTCTAGGGCGTTGGCGCTCGTATCTGCCACGGTTGGCAGGAGGTTGTGCTTTCTGTATGAACCGTATTTAAGAAAGTACCTACCTGGCTCGTATCTTAAAATGCATGCAGATGCAGAGGGGTACTACGGGGGCAATCCAGAGCCACTCAAAAACTACGACCCAAACAATCAGATGTCTGAAGTTCTCAATGAATACTCATCAATCCTGTACCTCAACGACGACTACCAGGGCGGAGAGTTATATTTCGAAGAGCTCGACCTGCTAATTAAGCCAAAAGTTAATCAGCTAGTATTCTTCCCAAGCGGCTCTGAGTTTAGACATGAGGTGAAGCCTGTTCTAAGTGGGGACAGGTACACCCTTGCCTCCTTTTATACGACTGATAAGCTTGTTGGCCTGCACGAGAGAATACGAGAACTTATATGAAACTTGGAAAATATGACTCTTTAATGGCAAAGAATCGCGCTGCACGGTTCTTGACTGCGTCAATCGGGGAGATGAGTCAGTTGATGGCAAGCGAGAACATGGCTCCTGTCTATTCTGGGGAAAATCCACACGAAGAAGGAACCATAGAGTACAACGCTTTTATGCTCATATCAAATGAGTACTCCGCACTGGAGGCACTGAAAGATGGATGAGTCTCAGGATTTCAAAATGAGCACCAGAAAAGGTGAAGCGATAACAGATACTGAAGAGTGGGATAACGAGATTATTGAGTGGGACCCAAGCACTGGTGTTTACTATGTTGCTGGGAAGCCGGTGTCAATGTGTCAAGGTGTAGCAATGTTCGATGTTAAAGAGGAAAAAGATGAGCAAGTATGACCCAATTGCTGATTTAGAGTATCGCTCTGAACAGCTTGCAGCGTACCTATTCATACTCGGATTTGACGAATCACGATTTGATGAGGTCACAATAGACGACTGCATCAACGCAATTCGAGACAGATACCGCTATGACCATGACACCGAAATTAATTCAGCTGTTAAAGACTACATAAAAAGACAAAACATCACACTGACAAGGAATGTCCGCCGTGCTTGGTTTGATGTCCAGGTGGCATTGCATGAGGTTCAAAATGGAACAAAATAAGAGGTACGAACCGGAAGTATCTTTTGACTTCAGCTCGCTTCAGTTTGACTGGGAGCAATACGCAGACCAGTGCAACCGCGAAGATGGTGGACATTCTGTCGCTATAGCTGAATATCTTTTTAACGAGGTGGGCATTGATAGAAGGAATATTGCCACTGGCGGAGCAAGCGACTACGAGTTTGTGGTTCACTACCCAAGACCGAACCTATCAAGTGCGTATGGTCAAGCTCAGTGGATGTCAATCCTTTTGATTCTCGGCATCATGGACATCTCTAAAAAGAAGAATGTATTGGCAGTTTCTGGCGGTCTAGATAGATTCAGATTGAAGGTGTTCAAGTCGCTCCACGGCGCAAACATCACATTTCTGAATAACAAAAAACTTAGTTTGTACGAGAAATTCCAGGACCCTATTGACCACTATGACGTTGTCACTATGCAGGATTTTGAGAAACATGTAAACAGCAAATACGACATGATGCTTGCTTGGTCCCAGGACATGGAGAACCCACTAATTCCCATTAGCGCCTTTGTCGACAGGCTTGAAGATAATGGTGTTTTAATAATCCAGAACACCTCTGACAGCATGTTTCTCTACAACAACCATACAAAAGCGACTCCAATCTGGGGCTACCACGAAGCGCTAAAAAAGATGGGTGGTTGCAGCGTCTACCACATACCTGTATTTTATGGAATAACTCTTGTTGTTAAGAGTCCACAATGATTGTAAAAGATAACGCCATTGGCGATTCTTTGTACAAAGAGGTACTGGCTGATGAACTGTTCTTTCCAGAGTCAATGGGTTCTGACGAAAGATTAGCTACAGAATTAAATTCATACCACTATGAGAAGTCAAGCTGTTTTGCCCCATATATGTTTTGGGATGGATGGTGGGCCTCTCCGGCCAATACGTTAAGAAAGAAGGTCGTCCAGTCAATTTGGGAAGAAAACCTGCCCTGCGATACAAGCGAAATACTTGGAATTGAGTACTGGACGAGAACTTATCTCCCTGGTCAGTATCTTGATGTCCATGTCGATGAAGATACCTTTCTTTACCAGGAATCAAAGACATTCAGTGGTCCATTGACTGGCTCAATATTCTATGGTGTCGACAACCAGGATGGTGGTTTTGTTGAAATATACAACAAAGCAATTTTAAAAGATGGAGAAAAACTAGCCATTGAAGCTGAAAATATTAACGCTCTATTAGTCCCAGTTGAAGAGCGCGAAAGAATTGCCTACAAAGGGAATCGTGCAATCATCTTTGATACCGGGCATGTTATTCACGGAACCACTCCTGCAAAAAGCGGAATCAGACAGGTCATGGTCACAAATTTGTGGCATCGCAATAACCCTCCAACAGCTCTAAAGTTGGGAGAATTTTTTTATGAGTGATGTTAAAAAGGTAAACATTTTATCAATTGATGTATTTAAAACAAAAATTCATGGCATCAACAATCAGCGACTACTAAAGGAGATTTTTGAGTCAACCAATGATATCGATGATTCATTTACTAAAAATAAATATCACACGTATTACGAAGACAAAAGATATCCGTTTGGTTCAGCTGAGTCGGAAAAACTAATCAACAAGTTGACAGAAGAAGTTTCTGGTGTTCTAAACAAAGAAATGGTGCTTAGTAGTATTTGGACACTTACGCTTGGTTACGGGCAGTCCGTGTCTGCTCACTCTCATAAGTCAAACATCCAACTTCGCACAGAAGAGTACTTTTCAATTGCTTATTACCCAAGTGCTCCCAAAGGGAGCGCAGACTTGATATTTACGGTTAATGCGGGAAACACTATTGAAAAGTCTGTTGAACTAACACCGGAAACTGGTGACTTAATTATTTTTAATTCCTATTTAATGCATATGACAAATAGACATAACAACAAAGAAGAGCTTCGAGTTGTTGTAAGCGCAAATTTTTCTCCTAAATATCCCGACTTAACTCCAACTCAAGATTGGAGCGCGTACGCAAGAAACCCAGAAGATAGTGAAATTATTTACGACAAACGTTATTCATTGACAATACAAACTCCTTTTGGTAAAGAAGATGCAACACTCGGTATAAAAGGTAATATTGCAGAAATATTCAATCCAACTGGAAAATATTTCATAGAGGAATTTACTGAAACAGAAAATTCATTTAATGCTGAGTTTCTTGTTGATGTACCTATGGTTGCAAAAGTCGGTATTTATTTGTCTTTTGATAAGGACAGGGCCATTGAAGGTTATGTTGTCATTGGTGAATTTGCCAAATGCCCTGTGAGCGGGGTGGTGCTATGAGTGAATCTATTTATAACATTCCAATAAATTCAATTGATGGAGATAAAGATATCCTCTCAGGTCTTAGTGGAACGGTCACATTGTTCTTCCCTTTTGCATCAAAGGCTGGGTACGAGCCAAAATGCAGCCGTGTTTGGTCTTACGCTAGGACATCTAGAAATCTATGGGAAATGCAGAAGTTGCACGAAATGTTTGAAAACTTTTCTGTCATTGGTGTGCCAACAAATCAGTTTTGGAACATGGAGCCTCTTGAAAATGAACAGATATCAAAATTCATGAAAGAAACATACCCATTTGTCAAGTTCCCAATTACTGAAAAAGTCGTAATAAACGGAGATGACGAGCATGCAATCTGTTCGCACATGAAGGGCTACACTAAACGACTTGTTGATGACACAAAAGCCGGAAACAGTTTTGCTGCTTCACAAGGCCAAAATCTTGCTGGTGGAGCTGTTCACAAAATACCCGCATATTACGAAAAATTTGTAGTCAGCAAAGAAGGACGGCAGGTGTATAGGTTTGGGTTTGCCACCAAACCGTTGGCGGACAGGGTTGAAACCACGGACATGGATATGACAGTTGTTCAGGCAGTACAATCATTACTATGAGCAACTTCAACTTCAAGCCGGAGCACCTAGGTGGTGGAACGGTGATTTTTAGGAATGCAATCAATGTGCCACAAAAGGAGACATTCGATTATCTGGACGAGATGAGAGAAGAAGCATTTAATAACTCCTACACAATCGTCAATGATGAAAACGGCAATCCACTGCATGCGGTAAATAGGGGTGGGTTTATCTACGACCTTGAGGACATGGACAGGGCTCCAATCCGAATAGGGAATTTAGACATTCCATTTTTTCAAGAATGCGAAAAAGCAATATACGAAGCACTTCTGCATTATGTAGAAATGTTCCCAGCTGTTCTACAGTGCCTTTGGTGGAAGAGCCCTGGTCATGTTTTACGGTACGCAAAGGGCGGAGGGCTTGGATTTCACGCTGACAACGATGTGAACTACCGCTACGGGAGAGAGCCAAAAGAGCAGCATGCAACTCGTAATGTCCTATCTGCCCTTGTCTACTTCAACGACTGCACCGATGACGAATCGGTTGAGTATTCCTTCTCTGGTGGGCATATGACAATCCCATATTTTGACATAGATATTGCGCCATCAACTGGTGCAATTATCCTGATGCCCGCAAACTACATAGGCGCTCATCAAATCCATGAAGTGACTAGGGGTGTTAGGTATTCATACTTAACCTGGTTTGCTCAGGGCTCCGAAGACCCAGAGCGTGGGTGCTCTCCAGCTCATCCAGAAGAAACAATGTTTCAAAACAATGGACAATGGTGGCTTCCATCAATTCTTAAGGATTACGAAAACTATATAATCAAAAAGTATGGCTCTTTATCAAATGCTCCACAAGAAAAAGTAGATTACCTAAGCAGAGCAAACGACCACTAAATCTTTTTTGTAAACATCTTTTCGGTTACAAATAGATGTTTTGCGAGAGTACTTGACGAATGAATTATCCCAAGTGGATTTGGGACATTAAACTCGTTAAGAAGGTCTGCCATCTTTCCGTTCGCAATGTCTTCCCAAAATGCAATCATTGCTTCTGCCCCAGTACGACCAACTGTGTAGTACCTGTTCTCAATCTGGCCTGGGAGTATGTTGTCTGCCCAATTGTTGTAGCCGTCTTTTTCGACCATATTGGGTAATTTTGCAAACTCCTGAACCATAATCTCGGTCCATCGGTTGAATGCCTCGTTCTTTTCGCTCATTGGGCTATCATACACTGTATGAATCGAGAATCTAAGTTCAACGACGTAGAGCCAAAACATCTTGGTGGTGGAGTGGTTGTTTTCAGCGGAGCTGTTTCCTTTGACAACGAATGGGCAATCTCGTTCTCTGAAAAACAGGTTTCAAAAGAACGCGCCCAGATGTACGAAGAAGCCGTCGACCCAGAGACGGGTGGACCTGCGTTTATAAACAAGAGTGGATATTACTTTGATGCAGATGGCATGAATCAGATGCCTCGCCGTGGCTCCCAGATACACATGGATGCTGATAAGGATGTAAGAGAATTCTTGGAGTTTATCGAAAAATCAAAAGACTCATATCTCCTTAAGTATTTCTATCTTTTCCCTTTGGCTTACAAGAACGTTTGGTGGAAGGTGAAGGGTCATTTAGTTTCGTATTCTGTTAAAAATGGTGGAAAATTCCTAGGGCCACACTCAGACACGAGTGCTGACTACGCCTATGGGTTCCCTCACCCGCACGACCAATTGGCTACAAGAAACACAATCTCATGCATTGTCTATCTTAATGATGACTTTGAGGGCGGGCACCATTACTTCAATTATCTTGATATTGACTACAAGCCTTCTGCTGGTGACATCTTGATGTTTCCGTCAAATTACATGGCGGCTCACGAAGTAAAGGAAACAACCGGCGGGAGCAGGTACACATATCTGGGTTGGTATTCTCACGGCACGCCAAACGAAGCTGTAAACGAGCATATAGTTGACCCTGTTGAGAACCCGGAACTCGCGAGGACGGCAACAAACGTTTATATGCCAACGCTTCGTTCGGACTTTGCTGAATATCTGAACAAAGTGGACCCAGGAAGAACTTCATTTGGTCATAGCCTTGTTGAAAGTATGCACTCATGATTGTCAAGCATCTCGGCAATGGAATTATGTTGTTTGATGACGTAGTTGACACATCTGATTTTGAAGCATACCTAGAAAGAATTTATGCTGAAAATCTAGATGCAACGCACGGCGTCAATGTTGAGTCATTAACCAATGATGGTGGTTACGCGGTTGAGCGCGGATATGTATCAGAAATGCCAACTAGGTTTAATGAACTTTCCCACGGCTCTGAATTTACAAAAAAAATAACCGGTTTGATTAATGATGGCATTTATAGGTGCCTAGTTGAATACTGTCGTTCTTTCCCGATAGCAATTGGATGTATCAAGTGGAGAACAGCTGGTCAGATTGCTTCATATTCAGTTGGTCAGACAATCGGACCACATAGCGATTGTGCTTTACCATACGATAAGGAAGGGAATGTTGTGAACACCTTCCCGCTCCACAACACTCTTACTGGTTCAATGGCCCTCAATGAGGAATACGAGGGCGGAAATATAAGATTCAGGCCTTGGGGCATAACAGTACGCCCAAAAATTGGTTCAGTATTAATTTACCCTTCGTCATTTATGGGTTGCCATGAAGTTGAACCGGTTATGTCGGGGGTAAGAAATTCTTATCTGCAGTGGTTTTGTCAAGGGGATGCAAAGATGGAGATTTGGGAAGAAAACAAGCTAAATAGTCTTGCAGTAGATGTTCAGCACTCCGGGCAGGGTTATGTCCACGTTGGTATCGTAGAAAACACCTAGTACAAGCTGCTGTGCTCCTTGCCGCGTTGCTCGTTATCGTATACAACCCGGGAATGTGAGTAAGCCTTCTTTAGGCCGTTTTCGCCCTCAAGCGTTCTGTTTTGATAAACCGGATTTGCTTTGAACATTCCGTTTGCGTCTTTTGCTGAATCACCATTCCCCATGAATTCAGTTTTTAGGCAGTAGTACCTGTAGTCATCGTATAGATTGTCGATGAAGTGTGGCCTGCACCAGCCATCGTTGTCTTCAGGTTCAGAAATGTTTATTCCCACCTCGTCATGGCTGCTTCCCTGACTAAAGAATTCGAGGTACCCGTATCGGACACCTTTCTTAACAGGCTCAACACCGTGAGTGGCCATAAAGTTTGCTGGGAAAATGACCACATCACCAGTCTTTGGAACATTCTTTATTCCTAGGTATGGGAATATAAGCTCTCCTCCGGTGTAGTTTTCTCCATCCAGCTCTGATTCGTCCTCTACGCAGTCATTGAGATAAAGCATTACTGCTAGAACTTGACGCATTTGTATTTGTCCGCGTGGTACAAAACGTTCTCCACCTGTTGCTCTGTAGTTTGAATCGTTGTCATTATGTATACCCAGGAATGCACCTTCGTCGTAGCGCATGACGTGACCCTTGGTTCTCCACCAAATTGTTCCTAGCACCATTGGGAATATGTCGATGTATCTAAGGAGGCACTTATAGATGGAATCTTCCCAGTATCTAAAGACTTCTATCATTTCTGGATCAGTTCCTGAGTTGACAACTTCTAGCAGCCTGACCGGAACCATCTTCACCTGCTCGGGGGAAAACTTGTTTCCATCTTCGTTTATTGCATAGTCATTGCCCTCTTCATCTTTGGCCCATGTCCAACGTTGTTCATGCGCAGATTTTGAGTTCTTGTCTATGTATGGGAGAAGCATGCCTTTATCAACGTCTATTGCTGATGGGAAGCGAATTACCCCTCCGCCTAAATCCTCAAACTTCATATTAAAGATTTCGGATATTGTTTCGTCATTCCTGACGTCTGGGGTGGTCCCATAGAACCTGCTGTCAGTGTTCTTATCCATGACTACTCTCTCCAGAATTGAATCAAACTATATCTAGCACCAGCTGTAACTTCCGTGACTCCATGGTAGTTCAGGTCGGCGTTAAATATCAATGCCTGTCCTGCCATGAGCTTAACATCAATATCAATGTTTGGTTCATCCATTGTTCCGGTTAGGTAGAACTGTGTATGCCCACCCTCATATTCACCATTTAGGCACAGAATAGAAGAGTGAAGAATATTCCCTATACCGTAATCTCCATTGATTGCACCCCCGTCAGTATGTGCTTCATGAGATTGACCTTGTACTTGACTTTTAATCGTACAACTCTCATTTGGAAATACGGGAATTTTAAGTCCTATTCCTGTGTTTATAAAGTATTGATAAGTTAATCGTTTGTAAATTGCTTGTAAAATTGTTGCAAGTCTAATTCCACCAACATTTGCCGAATCGCTTATGGAGTATGTTGTAAACTGATTTTTTACAGCATCCCCATTTGGTTTTTTTGTTTCGAGTAGCATAACTGTTTTCATTATTCTCGCTGCAAGACGCTTGCTAATTAGGTCAACAATATAAATTTCTTCGCCTAACTTTTCAAGGGTTTTCATAATTTTTGTGTGTCTTCCTGCGTGCTTGTAGATAATACAATAACCTGTTAGTTGTAGCTTGGGTCGTATTTGGTCAATTGATATTAAAATTAATAAGAAAAGAGACATGTAAAGATGGATTTTGAATACGAAGAAATTTATGACTTTATATTTGTCTATAAAAATTTGCTTCCTAATCACGAAGAAATATATCGTTCTCTCAGGGAAAGCAAAGAAAGAAACTCTGATAAAAACTTTTATAGACAATGGACGCCCTGGTATACATTCGGCTTAATGGCATTAGTTCAGGATGATAATGGAGAACCAGAGATTTCAAACTTTGAAAGACAGTGTTACCGCGAAACAACACATGCCATCCATGCGGCAATGCGGCACTACCAGGGAGTGAACGGAATATCAGACCCAAACACTGGTAACGAGCTACCACTTCTCACAATGCCTGGTCCATGTACGTACAAAGAACATTCATCTGACGGCAATAGTGATGACCCAAAAGCCATGAGCTACCACGTTGATTTCATTCCGGAAACAGTGAATTTCCCAGGAGAAAAGTTCATGATTACATCATGCACCTACCCAAATGATGACTACGAGGGCGGCGAAATAGAGTTTTGGGCTGACGGTAAGGCAATAATGTACAAGCCAAAAGCTGGCGAAATACTCGTTTTCCCTTCCGGTAACCCATTATTCCCCGGAGACGGTCGACCATACTTTCACTCGGTATGCGCAACAGGCAGTGGTGAAAAATATCTATTTAGAGCATTTGGCAAATACGAGGACCCAGTCACACCAGAGTGGAAATCTGGTGTTGAAAAACACGGTGAAGAACAATGGAAAGAAATGGTTTGCGGAAATGATAAAAATGCAAAAGATGTTTATTCAAAAGCCGGACCTGCATTGATGATGTTTGATAAAGGCGTTCCTTCTATTTCACAAGAGCTATTCAAGGCATATAACAGCAATATGGCCGGCGAATACAAAGTCAGGGGTGCGTGATGAGCAAATATTCAGGAGTAAGCCATCAGGAAAGATTTGCTTTAGAAATGAACGGGTACAAAACAGATGGATTTTACGTTGAACTTGGTGCATTCCACTCAAAAGAAGGTAGCAACACATATCATCTTGAAAAAGATTTTGGTTGGTCTGGTGTTTCGTTTGAAATAGTTGAAGAAAGAAAACAAGAGTTCATCAAAAACCGAAAGAACCCATGTTTCGGCGATGCACTGCAGTTTGACTATTTGTCTTATTTCAATGATAATTTTTTTCCAAAGCAAATTGATTACTTGCAGGTTGATATTGATGCTGGCTATGACCACCACATAAAACCGCTTACACCATTCACAACGCTTCATGGATTAATCACCCTGCCGTTGACTCAATACAGGTTCAATGTGATTGTTTTTGAGCATGATGTGAACATGTATTGGAGAATGAAATCAACCAGAGATGCCCAGAGGGAGATTCTTGACAGCCTTGGATATACATTGATTTGGCAAGAGGGTCACGAGGACTGGTGGATTGACTGCGGCGCAATTGACCACCAGCTTGCTCGAAAATACTTTCACGAAAACTGATTAGATGTTTGACACATTAATAAGGACCGATTTCGTCAATAAAGAAACATTACTAAAACTGAAAAAGTACTGCGATGTGTCAGAGTTTTACGTAAACGAGTCATACGGTGGTCTGCCTATTGACTCTTTTCGTGAATCAGATGGGATAACGGACAAACACATTAAAGAACTCGGTCTCCCAGCGGTCCCAAGCGAGGTTTTGCGCTCCCACCGTCAATCGGACATGAGCGAGGAAATAAGAACAATTGCAGATGAAATTAACAAATTGTGCGATGAGTTGATTCTTGAAAAGTATGGCAAGAATATGGCATTCATGCAAGGTGGAGATTTTGTCAGATATGGAGTTGGACAGTCACTTCCATACCACCAAGACTGGACATTGTCTGAGTGGGTAATAAAACATAATCTTCCAGTTGTACACCTTTCTTCAGTGCTCTATTTCAACGATAACTACAGCGGCGGAGAATTGCTTTTCTCATCAAAAAAACTTAATAACTATAGTCATGACGTTATGTCCATCAAACCGACAGCAGGGACAATCGTGTTCTTTGATGCACTTCAATGGCATGCCTCATCACCGGTTCAAAGTGGATTCAAGTACGCAAGCACAAACTTCTACACCTTGCAAAACGTGTAGGGCTGTTACCATTGTTAGACCATGACAGTCACCAGAGAAACATACAAAGAGTTCATTGACAGGGTGAGCTATGGCGATCTTAATTCAATAATCAGCGCACCAGATACGGATTTTGAAGCAGTTGACCACATAGTCAAGAACGATAGTGATGTGATATTCACCTGGGACTACACATTGGTTAGACCTCAGCTCCGCAAGCTTTATGAAAAAGCCAAGAACAATCAATGGAATGGTGAAACTGCACTTGACTGGTCAATAGGAGTAGACGTAGAGCGTTCAGTGATGGAGGACTATGCCAACTTTGGATCAACTCGTGAAATGTCTGTGTACGAGGGAAGCCCAATAGAACACTGGGGCGATAAGGAGTGGCTTGAGTTTGGCGTCAACAGTCGTCGTTGGCTGATCTCGCAGTTTATACACGGAGAACAAGCTGCGCTTATGTGCTCGGCAAAACTAACCCAGACATGTCCTTGGTACGACGGAAAACTTTATGCCTCTACGCAAGTAATAGATGAAGCTAGGCACGTAGAAGTATTTGCTAAATACGGCAACGAAAAACTTGGTGGAACATTGCCTTTCAACTGGCACATTCAGAGCCTTGTCGACGACACCATTGCGGACAATCGCTGGGACATGACCTATCTTGGAATGCAGATAATGGTCGAAGGCTTGGGTCTTGCGTCCATGGCCTACATGCGCGAGTTAACAAGCGAACCGCTACTGAAACAACTACTCAGAAACGTAATGACAGACGAAGCGCGTCACATATCTTTCGGGATTATCTCGCTTAAGGAAATCTATGCGGAAATGAGCGACTCGGAAATTATGGAGCGTCAGCAATTTGCCTATGAGGCCAGTATAAAGCTTGGAGAACGCATGCTCCAACAAGAGGTTTACGAAAAGATGGGCGTTAAGACAAAAGACATTGCTCCGTACCTGATGAAAGATCCAGCACAAGCATGGATTAGAAAGATGCTGTCCGCAAAAATAGTCCCAAACCTAAGCAAGCTTGGTTTACTGGATAGGAATAATGGATGGATGAGACGCAAGTTTGAAGAAATGGGAACAATAGAGTTTGAAACACTTGGTGAATCAGATGAGGAATTTGCAGAGTTCATACACAGTTACTAAACAATGATGAAAACTCCAGATGACTACTCAATAAACATGGCCTATTCGTATGCCAATAGCAAGGATCTGTCTACTTATTACAACGACTCAGCAAGGGATTACGATGAGTTTGTTGATTCTGTCGGGTACGTACTTCCCCGATTAGTTGCTGAAAAGGCAGTTCAATATCTAAAGCATTCAGACAGCATTATTGATATTGGTTGCGGAACCGGGATATTGGGCGTTGAGTTGAATCTACTTATGGATGGTCTAATGATTCACGGCATAGATCTTTCTTGGGAAATGATTGTCGTAGCATACGAGAAGAAAAAATTAAATGGAAGTATGTACTATGAAAAACTTTACCAAGCAGATATAAATGATAAATCAAGTATGCCGGAAAATAAATACGATTTCATGGTTAGCTCGGGGACATTTACAACTGGACACCTAGACGGTAAACATTTGTTAAAGATATTTAGTGTGATGAAAGAAAATTCTTTTGCCGTTTTTAGTGTAAAGAGCGATCACTTTAAAGAATCAAATTTTATAAATGACTTAGAAGACTTGAAAAATAATCAATTGATTAAAATTTTGGAAATATCAGAGGTTGATTCGTATGAAAATGATCAATACTCAGCTATGTCTAAGATTGTAGTTTTACAGATACAATCTTACAAAGACAAGTTATGATTTACCATTTGCCAAGAGGACATGTTGCTGTTTCTAGTTTTACCTTTAACTTCATAAAACAACCGCATTCTTTACACTGATGTGTGAGTTTAAGCAAACTTGGGCATACTTCACATATTTCCAATCTTGCATTTGAAGATTCATCATCTATATAGTTTGCCTTGTTGAGCATGTCCGTAGGTCTTACTGGAGCGCCGTTTAAAAGTTCTGTTGCTCTTTTTTTCTTATACTCTTCCCATGGGGTCACGGTATTATTTCCTTTGGTTTTCCTATTGTTCAAATGTGTTTTTTACAAACTTATTAACCCAATTGGCTGAAGCCAAAGTCAACTGAAGGTCTTTAACTTGATTCACGTAGTCATATCCCGAACCAAAATCTTTAAGTGATTCATTTATAACCATTGTTGCAATTCCTTGCCTTTGGTAATCTGGGTGAACATCAAGGATGAAAGGTTTTGGTTGTCCATCCTGTATGTAGTAAATGTATACACAATTAAGCGCGCCATCTTCGCCCCTGTAGACATACTCGGTTGAGTCAACTGGTTCATCATGACCAAAAAATCGTGCATAACGAATCTGTCCGTTTGTTTTGGTAATGCCTGGAGGGCCAAACTCCCCGAATTTTTTCTCGTGATTGCTCCATGCTCTAAAAAAGTTTTCCTCTAATGGCACAAAGTCAGATACCAAATCAGTCCAAGTATTGATGTTTGCATCAGTCATTTATAAAATTTATCCTTTTGATTTTGTTCGCTCTGTATATCTTATACACATGATAATCATTAATAACAGAAAGCACCATCTCCGCACGGCCCACTAGTTGTGTATTTGAAGTCATATCCACAGGATTGGGCCCCACAGCAAAGGCAGGAACAAGGCGTGACACATGCGGAGTAGCCACACCAGCCATCGACATATGCTCTATCTCTTGCATACTCACCACAGGCTCCGTCTGCGTACCAACCTACTAGTACCTGTCCGTCGCATGATAGGCGGATGAAAGTATCAAATGGGTCACATGCCGGAGGAGGAGGGTTAGGAGGAGTTTCATTCGTGGTCTCTTCTAGGTAGATTGAGTCAGAGTTTGCCCAACCAGTCTTGGAAAGATAGACGTATGTAAAGCGGTTTACGTTCTCACCAAGGCCAGTCCAACCGTGGCAACTTCCACTCTGGTCATTTGGTACAACATTGTAGTTGTAGTAGTTGTAGACATATCCATCATCTTGACTTTGTGATGCATAGTTGTCATAACAAAGAGGAATCGTGGAAGTTGTTTCCGCAATGTCGGAGACAACTGGTGTCGCTATTTTCCCAAACAACGGAGTTACAGAATTTGAGTTTGTTGAGTAGGCGCCAGTTAGAACCATATTCTTCGCGGCAACCCTAAATACATATGCCGTTCCGTTAGTTAGGCCAGTTACAGTAACTGATGTTCCAGTAGAAACTCCATCAGAGAATGTGGTCCAGTTTGAACCGCTGTCGCTCGAATACTGGATTACGTAATCGTTAAGCGGAGGACTACCTAAAGATACTGGTGCTGTCCAAGAAACCGATGCTGTTGTATTTCCATATGTGCTTGGGAGGCTCGCCGTAACAGAAGTAGGTGCACCTGGCTTTGATGCATTGGCAAGAACAACACCACCCTGTCTCGCTGAAACTGAAGCCAAATATGGCATGTTAGTAACCTAGGTTTGAACTGCCAAACACCGTCCATGCAGAGCTTCGGCGTACAAATGTAAATGAAAAAATATCGATTTTTCCAGCCGAAGAAGTTGGGACTGGTGCTGCTCCGTTCGACCATTTGATTGTTTGAGCGGAACCGGCAACCTGGACAGCATTCGGTATATATCCAGTTGCACCCTGCGTTACAAAAATAACGACCGTAATTGCTTTTCCATTGTCTGTTGGTGCGTTAGTTAGGTTTACCGTGAAGTTGCTTGAAGGTGCAGTTCCGACATAGAAGATGTCTCCAGTTGAGTAATCCGCTGTAACTACGCTTGCCGAAACAGACGAGTCAATTACTGCTTCACGAATTGAAGTACCATCAAACCTGCCTGATACAGAAGCGCTGGTAAGCGTAGCTGTTCCAGCAGCAAAGTTACCAGAACCATCACGGACAACAATTGCATTGTTTACAAGAGCACTATCTGCAGTTGTTGCTGAGTTTAAAACTTTCCCAGAGGATGAAATGGTTGCAAGTTTTGTGTCAACTATTCCAGCTGAAGCACTAATGTCAGCATTAACTATTGATGTACCAAGACTTAGTTTGCTATAAGCAATTGCTGCTGAAGCACTTACGTCTTCGTTTACAATAGTGCCGTTAACTATGTTTGCTGATGCCACAGTTATGGATGTTGGCAGAGATCCGGTTGCCAATTTTGAAAGCGCAATAGAAGCCGAGGAGCTTATGTCGGCATCGGCTATTGTCAAATCCGTTATGTTCGTAGAAGACACCGTTATGCCAGAAGGCAAGGCACCTGTGGCTAGTTTTGAAAGTGCAATAGATGCAGAAGAACTGATGTCGTCATTAACAATAGTTCCATCAACTATGTTTGCCGAAGCAATGGTAATGGCAGTCGGCAGTGCCCCAGTGGCCAACTTTGATAGGGCAATCGAAGCGCTTGAACTTATATCTTCATTGAGTATTGTTCCATTGGCAATTTTTGCAGTTGTTACCGAACTGTCAGCAAGTTCTGTCGTGCCGACTTCACCAGCCTCAATCTGGGAGCCAATTTCTTCCCATGCACTTCCTGTATAGATATAAACCTTGTTGGTCGAATCAAGATAGCAAAGTCTTCCTTCTGCCAACTCTGGCTGCCCTGCTGATCCAAAGGCAGAGTCCCTTGCACCTATTGTCGCAAAGCGCGCGACCACCTGGTCCATTAGGTATGTGTTTACCTGGTTAGCCGTGAGAATTGATCCAGCTTCAAAAAGTCTTGTGCCTGCGCCGGCCATGCGCTCTCCTTATAAAAAATGAGTTTGATAAATCTTACCCCATTAACAACTTTGGCACAGTAAGCCAAGTTTATTAAAGCCTATTTTATGAGTATTTAAAAATAAGAACTTGCAAATGCTAGAATTGGAGGTCCTTTTCGAGGAGGCAACATGTTCGGACGGCGTCGTCGCTTCAATAAGCCTGCAGCAATAATGGCTATTCCATCGGTATTTTTCTTGCTTTTCTCAATATTTGGTTTTTCGACTTCAGTGTCCGCCACGACAATACCTGGGGCGGGGTTTGAGGATAATACCTTTACTGGATGGTCAAGAGGTTCGCAGACAGGGAATCTTGGTGCATCCATTAACGGGAACGGAACCGGCGTAACCATCTTTAATGGTTCTAGGCTTTTTAGCCACGGTTCACATGGTTCAATGGGTAACCCAACCGTCAATGGTCAACCCAATCCCTACTACGCTCCAGCCGTTGCCGCAGGAACATGGAATTTTTCACCAAAAGGCGGAACATACGCCGTAGCCATACAACCCAAAAGTCAGCAAACTTTTATCCAAGCAACTGCTGCATTAGGTCTTTCTGGAACTCAAACATCTGCAATTACAACAATGCTTTCTGGTCAAGCGAGCGCTTCTGGTTATGGAAGTGGAACCCCAACTGATGCCGCGTGGATTACTCGTGAAGTTCAATTAACCGCTGGAGTTACTTACACAATGTCATGGAACTACATGGCAACCGACTACATACCCTACAATGACGGCTCAATTACTTCTTTGGTTCCAGTCACGGTTACTGGAACTCCAGTAATAACAGTTAATAACTTTGTCCAGTCTTATGCGCTTCTCGGTTTTACCAACCCTGGGACTGGTGACTATTCAACGAACTCCTATGGTTCAACTGGTTGGCAGACATCGACTTACGAGGTATCTATAACAGGAACCTACAAGATGGGTTTTGTTGCATTCAACCTTGATGACACAGCCTTGTCTCCAGTTCTTATGGTCGACGATGAAATAGGAACGACACTCTCATGCAACCAAGCCGGTGGCTCGTGCGTGACATTTGGTGGGGTTGAGCCAAATAATGAAACTGCTCCTACTGTTGCCCCTACGACTACGGCTGAGACAACTACAACGACTTCAACTAGCACTACGACTACAACTCTCCCACCTGCCCCTACATCACTTGTTGTTACAAGCCTTGATGACACGACATCAAGCGGAACGCTTCGTTGGGCAATAACCCAAGCAAATGCTACTGCTGGCGGTATTTATGATTTAATTACTTTTGATGTAAACGGAACCATAACACTGACAAGTGCACTTCCTGCTATTTCACAAAGCGTGACAATCACTGGAAATGGTAGAACAAATACCATTATTGATGGAAACAATCTTTACCGACCATTCTATGTTCAGTCAGGTAAAACATTAACCGTCTCAAATGCGACTCTCAAACAAGGTCAACTTACCAATGGTGGTTTAATTTACAACTCACAAGGAACGGAAATAGCAACAGATATTCGTTTTACAGCCATGAATGGTGGCAGCGCTGTTTGGAATAACAATGGTGGTTCTACAGCAACCTATACAAACTGCACCTTTGACTATCTAAGCAATGGCATTGCTGGAGACTACGGTTCTACTCCACAACTCGCTACTGGTGTAACTACCTGGGCAAACGAAGCAGACTCGGTGTTTGGAAATAAAACATATGTAAACAACTGCATTTTTGACCACAACGGAGCTGGCATATATAACTATCGTTTTACAAAAGTTGTTGATTCAACATTCACAAACAATAGTTATGCCGCAAACATTACTGGTTTGAACCGCACACAAATCCTGAATTCAACATTTGACCATAACTCAATAGCCATCTATCACAATGCCTGGATTCCAACATCGTTCAATATGGGTACAGATAACCGATTGATTGATGGAAACACATTTACCAATAACAGCATGGCTATCTATCTAGATGATGGTTATAACAACAACCAAAAAACACCTCGCTGGGCAACTGTAACCAATAACTCGTTTGATGAAAATGGAGTATGGATTACCTACTACCTATACAACGGAACATCAAACGTAAGCGGTAATGTTGGATTTAATGAAGTAACAAGCCTTTTTGTGCATTCCACAAACGTAAGTGTTGCAACTACAACGACGACTACGACAAGTACTACAAGTACTACAACTACGACTTCCACCGTTCCCGTTGCTCCCCCAGTCGAAGAAGTGCCAACGGGGACATCGTTACCAGAAACACCAGTAACACCCATAACGGTGACGCCGTTACCAGAAACACCAGGGCCAATTGAAGTAGATACCACAATTCCACCAGAAGTGACAGTAACAATCCCAGACTCATTACCCGAGCCTACCGTCCCAGAAGACATACCAATTGATATTCCCGGAATCCCAGATGCCGGTGAGCCAATATCCACAGGAGACCTTGCAGATGTTTTGGATACGGTATTCACCCCAGATGCTTCACCAGAGGAAATTGGGGCAGCACTTGATGGTCTTCTTGATGCCAATTTAACTGGCAAGCAGTTTGACGCAGTCGTGGACGCGGCTCTTGGTTCGCTTGACGAGCCAGGCGCTGACATTGGAACGGTGATTGATTCATTCTTGGGTGCAGACCTGAGCGATAAAGAATTCACCAAGGTGCTTGATGCAGTGTTCTCCGAAGATGTCTCTAGTGAAGTTTTCACCGAAGCACTAACAACGATGCTTGGTGCCGACCTTAGCGATAAAGAGTTTGACAAAGTTCTTGATGCCGCATTCTCCGAAACGACATCTCCTGAGGCAATGGTTTCTGCACTCAGTTCAATCTTTGATGGTCCAGCAAGTGGTGTGGATATTTCGAAAGTAATGGGTGCAGTGTTTGACGAAGACATTTCTGCCGCCGATACCATGACGGTACTTGGCGACTTACTTGAAACAAACCTAAGCGCGTCAGAAACAGAAGCAATCTTTGACAGCGTTTTTGACGGTGACCTTTCCGATGCGGAAACCATTGACCTCATTGTTGATGTATTGAAAGACGGTCTAACCGCTGAGAATTTAGGCGCTGCCCTTGGTGCAGTGTTTGACGAAGAAGTAAGCACTGAGGTTTTGATTGAAACTTTTACCGCTGTATTAGATGGCGAACTGAATGCCGAATCAGTCAGAGTCATCGTGGATGTCCTTGAATCAGACACGATTACGGGTGAGCAAGTTGCACAAGTTGTGACATTGGTAATTGAACAAGAGGGCGGAATCGAGTCGGGCCAAGCAACCGAACTTGCTACTAGCGCCAAGGTTCTTGAAAGCATTGACGGCGAACAAGCATCCGCAGTGTTTAACGCAATCATTGTTGCTGAGGTTTCAGAAGAGGCTGGTGCTGCAATTTCCGAAGCACTCACCGAGGCACCAACCGATGTTAAGGAATCATTTGAAGAAGAAATCAACGTATTCGCCGGCGTGTTCGATACGTATACCGCATTAGGTTCTTCTATAGATGTTGGTACAAGAAGAAGCGTAATTGCGGTAAACTTGGTGACCAGTACTGTGGCTCTAGCCGCTGCTGCTGGTGGAATACCAACCCCAGGCTCTAGTCCATCTGCACCAAGACAAGATGTTGCGGTTCGCAAGGAAGAAGAGCAAGAGGAAGGCGGAGCAATCGAGGGCGAAGGTCCTGAGTGGATTAAGCGGATATCTATTTACAAATATGAAAATGGAGTAAAAGTTATGGACTGGAAGAATTTCACAAGAAAATTTGTTTACGGAATTATGGCATCTGGATTTACTCTAGCCGGCGCGACAGTTATGTACTTTACCCTTTCTGGAGTAACTCAGAAAATTGCTCTATGGGGTACGGTTCTTGCCTTCACTGGTTCAATGTACTTGCATATGAAAGAGCCAGATAGCGAATAATTACTTCATTATCCATTTGCTTTTTTTGTTATATACATCAACAGCGATATCCGACATGTGCGGATTCCCGTGTTGGTCAAAGCTTATTGCATTTTGATATCTGTCTTTTTTGATAGCAATTTTCTTCCATTCCTCAACACCAAATTCTCTTTCTCCTTCAAACCATTCATCGGTTCCTTCAAATGGGTATTTTAGATAATTACGGACAAGGTATTTTTTTCCCCGTGAAATAACTTTCACACCGTGAAAATATGGCTCATTCCCAGGGTATATGGGCGACCCAGATGGGAAAACCAAGATGTCCCCAGCTGAGGGTTTGTATGTAATTTTCTCTCCCTTGACATAAAACTCTATTTCTCCGCCAACATAGTCATCATTGAGATAGGTAGTGCATGTAACGAGAAACTTTTCTCCTGGCCAGTACCATTCTCCAATACCAAAATCGGTGTGATATTGCATTGTCAATCCATTGCTTGTTGATATGTTTTCGTCATATCTAGCCAGGCTCGGTGTGGTGATAAAAGAATTGTTTGGCAGGGCTATTTTGTGAACGGTTACATAGTTGGCTATTGCCAAGTTTGTTGCATGAGCTAGGCGTTTGGAAAGATTGAATTCATCATTAAACTTCTCATTTACAAAATCTGTATTCTTTACAGACATTGATTGATGTTCGGCGTAAGTCCCAAAGTCGTACCATTTTCTCCATGGCCCATATAGGTATTTGCCTTCATTTTCCTTTTCGATTCTGCATATTGAATCGTATAAATATGAGGAATCTGGAAGTAGATTTTTATAAACAAAAATATTCTTGTGTATTTCTTGACTATGAAGGTCTATAGAAGACATGGTTGGAATAGTACTTTATTTAGTAGCTTACTATCATCCAACTTTTGTTGTAAAATAATACAACGCCAACTTGGCGATTTGACAATTTTTACGAAATGAGTTGACATGAGCAAAGTTGCGTGGGACTACATCGTCCCTGTAGTCCTTCCAAAAGACCTAAAAGGCATTGAGCCAGGAAAACTTCCAGCCAACCTTCTAAAGGCTGTAGAAGGCGGTGGAAAGCTACACCACATTGCAGCTGATGCATGGGCAGCAATGGATGCAGCAGCAAAAGCTGCAGGTATTGAATTAAAACCCACGAGTTCCGCAGACCTATACCGCGATTATGAAACTCAAAAAAAAGGTTTTCTAACTCGCTACCAGCTTGAAGATACCGGCACCGGAAAAACCAAGACATTTGAAGGTAAGACTTGGTATCTGAAAAAGGGTATGGCCACTTTAGCAACACCGGGTAAGTCGCAGCATAATCTCGGTTTGGCCGTTGATATTGCTAATGCTGGAGAAGCAAAGCGTCTTAACTGGCTCATCGCAAATGTCAAGCAGTTTGGTTTCTCATGGGAAGTTGTCCCAGAAGAACCATGGCATGTTCGTTATGTTTGCGGAGACGCAATCCCGGAAGCCGTAAAGGCCTATATTGCATCCAAGCCTGCATAATCGTGGTTGAGATAATCGTTTCTGTAGTGGGTGTGATTGGCCTTGTTGCAGTTGCTCTCATCGAAAAAGACCGCCGTCTATCAAAGACAATGTGGGAAGAAAACAAAGCAGACCACAATCATGTTGTGGAAAAAATAGAACTTATTGGAAAAAGTTTAGGTCGTTCAATAGACAGAACTTCTAAGTCACTTGAGCGCGTTGAGGGGAAACTCGACACGCACATTCGCGATCACGCTGTTGGCGACCTTTAGTGCTGTTTGTTTTTGCATCCATTGTTGTCTTTATGGCAAATAAAGAAATGGTATTCTGTTTTGTACGAACCAGCTCCACCCAGAGCCGGACACCTAATTTCAAATCTATCTAGGAGTTCTTGTGGGCAAGAAGAAGAGTGGCGCAAAAGGATCTGGTTCTCAGCAAAGAGTGAGAATTCACCCAATCACTAAACAGGAAGAAATTATTCCTGGAACAAAAGCTGGGAAGCGTAGAACTCGACTACCATTTGGACATGAGCTCAGAACGCACGACCGACCAAAATGAAATGTTTTGGCACAACGACGGTCACGTCCTTGAGCTACAGATAAACAAATCCGAACTTCAGGTTGTTTCGGTATCTTGTCCGCACGAGGGCAAGGAGCACGGAGAGTGCTACGACCAGTACGAAGACTGCATAGTCAAGTTCTTTGTTACTAGGTACGGTTTGGAATGCAATGCCGGCTCTTGCCCTGCAACTCCGAAGATGACAATCTGTTGGACATTGATAGGAGACAACAGGAACCCAGAGGACTCTCAGCTCTGGTTCATGCCACTAAACGATGATGTCTTCGCTGCATGGCTAAATAGTGCTATGGGTAATAACAAGTAATTATCACCAAGGCTCATCTGTTTTCTTAAAATCACCTTTGAGTGTTTCCATGACGCCTATGAAGTGGCGTATATCAGGGTTGTTTTTTAGCGATTCTTTGTTGACGACGTAGATATTTTTGCGATTTGATTTTGTCTTTGTAATAACCCCATTTTTAACAAGTGATTTAATTGTTCTATCAATCATTGTTTCACTCAAATCAAGGTAGATCGATATCGCTCGTTGAGTCATGGTGGGGTCTTCGAGTATCGAAACAAGAACTCTGCCGGCCGTAGACAAAAGACTGATCTGATCTTCGTCGTGATATCTAAGAAGCTTCTGCTTGTCGAGAGTTGCAAATATGGTATTAAGAATGTCGTCAGATGTACCTACCCCAAGAGCATCTTCAAGAGCTTTCTTTAACTCCACAGATTTGTTCTTGTTGTCGGCTTTCATTCCCAGAATAATAGTCGAAATTACACGCTTGTGATACACACATGGTGTACTCTTTTGTTAGGCGCTGTTACCTATCGATAGGCATCAGCTTGATCACGAAGGGGAAATTGGTGAATCTTAAGGAGAGCCTACGAGACCTTGCAAAAGGGACTGAGTACAGAAAGTACTGCAAATTTGGCGGTATCTATATGGGACTTGATAGTGAGACACAAGAGCTTTTGAGCTCTGCACTAAAAGGTTCCGCGTCGACCATGGCGATAACCAGAGCGCTTAATGCTGACGGGATAGATGTTAGGCGTGAACACATAGGTGAAAAGCGCGCATGCTTCACAGGAGAAAACCCAAATTGTTGCTTAAACAATTGTGACACCACAGACAATACTCAAACAATAACGATTAGCGAGGACAAGTAAAATGGCTGCAAAAAGTGACAAAACAAAGGCTAATTCGTTAAAGAATTTGGTTAATGAATCAGAAGGAAGTAAGCACTCAGAGAAGATGCTGGGTGACATTGCCGAAATGATCAAGTCTAAAGGAATTGATCTTTCTTCAATTGGACGAATCAAAAACGTATCCATGTATCAAACGATTACAAAGAACGAAGAAGGCGAAGCAGAGATACACAACCTTCAAGCAATCCAGTTCTCACCTTCATGGGAGACAGGACCAGAATGGCCTGTAGTTAAGCAAGGGCCTCCAATACAACTACAAAAGCCAACAGCAAAACCTAAGTCAAAGACTAAGTTCAAAACAGCAGTAATCGTGCCTGATATACAGTTCGGTTTCTTCCGGAATAAGTCCGGTGCACTTGAAGCCACGCACGACGAAAAGGCTATTGCGCTTGCACTGCAAATGATGGAAGACGCCAACCCTGATCTAGTTGTATGCGTGGGAGATAACCTTGACCTTCCAGAGATGGGTAAGTACGTCACGTACCCTTCATATGCCCAGACCACTCAAGCCTCAATTGACCGTGCTACCAAGTTCTGTGCTGAAATGCGTCAAGCCGCACCTCACGCAAAGATCGTATGGCTTGCTGGCAACCACGAAGAGCGCATGCCTAAGTACTTAGTGCAGAATGCTGGAGCCGCCTATGGTCTCCGTAGGGGTCACGAGCCAGAGTCTTGGCCTGTGCTTAGCGTTCCATTCCTTTGTCGGATGGACGATTATGGGGTTGAGTACCGTCCTGGATACCCAGCAGCCGACCTTTGGATCAATGAGAAGCTCCGTGTTATACACGGCGACCGAGTCAAGTCTAATGGATCTACAGCTCACGTCTATTTGAACCAAGAGAAGACTTCAGTGCTATACGGACACATCCACCGTATTGAAGTCGCCTTCAAAACCCGTGAGGACTATGACGGTCCACGAACAATCATGGCTGCAAGCCCTGGATGCCTTGCCCGCATTGATGGGGCGATACCGTCAACCAGAGGAGGGGTAGACCTCGACGGACGCCCGTTGACTCGCCATGAGAACTGGCAACAGGGTCTCGGCTTCGTGACCTACGAGGAATCAGGCAATCACGCGTTTGCATACGAGAACGTGACGATATACGATGGTTGGGCAATGTGGCGAGGAAAAGAATACCAAGCCTAGGAAGGGGCGCGCAATGAATTGGTTTGACATTCTCAGAATCATCCTTATCGTTCCTGTAACGATCAGCATTATTGGACTTCTCTGTATCCTTGTGGCAGACATAAGGCACGAGAGACGCAAGTAGTGGACCAAGACCCAGAGTTCTTTTCTATGAGGAACGAACTCCCGGAGTGGTTCGAAAACATGTTTGATAGGCTGGTTCTGCGTGGGTTCGTTGAACCAATCTCCATAAGCCAAGACGGCGAATGGTTGTATGGGATCTCCGAAGAAGGCAAGAAATTCCTATATACCTATATGCTTGACCCACAAGCATTTGAAGAAGACTGAAAGGCAATGACATGGACGAAGAGTACGTACAAGAGCTCAATCAAGTTCAGATAGATTTACAAGAGCTGATGAACGTCGGCTTAGTAGAGATAGTCGGAATCAACGAGGAGGGTGAATGGCTGTATGGCCTAACAGAAAACGGGAGAATGACAATGGAGCAGGACTCCGGTGCCGTTTAAAGATCCTGAAGCAGCAAAGGCGTACCGTAGGGACCAAAGTGCCCGAAGGAACGGACCAAGTCGCCGTGAATATGAACGAGAACGAAAGCGTCGAAAACGACTAGAAGCGTACCAAGCACTACCCGAGCCAGAGAGAACCCAAGCACTCTCTAGGCTTAGGGGTAGGTATGAGATATCTTTAAATAGGTATTAATTAAACTTTTTATTTGACACTTTAGGATTCTTTTTGTAGTTAACTATCCTACGTGACAACAATCGTAGGTTTACAAGGTGACGGCTTCGCTGTAGTTTGTGTCGACTCACGCATATCCGAGATCGGAAGATTCGGAACACTCCGTGAAGGATCGACAAAGGTTGCTGTAAACGGCAAGTACCTTTTAGGAGCAGCAGGAGACGTAAGAGCAATCAATATATTGCATTACGCATTTAATCCGCCGGCTCCACCACCTAATCTCAAAGGGCGCAAGCTAGATGAGTTCATTACGCAGAAGTTCATCCCTGCGCTAAGAGAGTGCTTTGAAGCCCAAGGCTATGCAAGTCCAGACTCTAACGAAGAAAAGCGCCATATAGCTGAACATGATTCAACGATCCTAGTTGTCATAAATGGCGTTATCTACATAATAGACGGTGACTACGCCTGGAGTGCAGAAGCAAACGGACACTACGCCATAGGTAGTGGATCAGACTATGCACTAGGAGCGGTAACAGCCATACTCCCATACGCCAAGTTTGATATAGCTTCAGCACGGAAAGCTGGAATGAAAGCTTTATCTATAGCAGCCAAGTTCGATCCTGATACCGGTGCACCTTTCCACTGG